CTCCACCAGAACCGCGACAACGAGGCGTGGTCGATGAAGATGGCGCGCAATCTTCTGACGTGGCTGAGGATGCATGACCTCGCCGAACCACAAGAGGTGGTCGGAGCGTTTGAGTGGGAGTAGCGGCATGAACGACGCGCTGACCTTCATCGGTGTCTGGTACATCATCGGCCTGTCGGTCGTGTCCTACATGCTATTCAATGGCGTCATCATCATCACGAGGAATGGCCAAGTCGCTTCCGGGTTCAGGGCGTTCGCCTTGGGGCTCGTGTTCTCCGCAATCATCGCGTCCGTCTGGCCCTATGCCGTGTTCAAGCTGATGCTCGCGAGGATGCCGAGGTGATTATCTCTGACGGTCTGGTGTTCCTCCCCTACACGCACAACATGGGGCGACAGGTCCACGTCCTGCTGGAGTGCAGGTCCGAGAACGACAAGATCGTCTGCCAGCGCTGGATCAAGCCGCGCATGGGCGACCATCGTGGTGATCCGACAGCTGAAGAGATTGCCGAGGGCATCGCCGCAATGGAGCAGTGGTTCAAGGACCACACGCGACCGCGCGACGAGAAGGACAGGGCGTCGACAGGACATCCGAAGCGGCCATACAAGCCTGCCGGGTTCTTGCGTCGACTCAACGATGAAGAGCTGGAGCTACCGCACTATGCCGAAGCAAAAAGAGTCTGAGGCCGCCGAGTTCTCTTGCCCGAAGCACGGCAACATCGGAACCGATGTCCTGAACACGCACGTGTTGATGCAGGCGGCTCATGTGATCGACAAGCGGGTCATCACCGATCCGCTCGGGTCAACCCCGAAAGCTGAATACATTTGCGCTCGTTGCGCTGCACAGATGATTGACGCGGCTTTCCTGCCGCTTCGTCGTAAATAGCCTCACGCATCCCGCGTTGAGGAAACCCCGAAGGATACAACATGGGACTCCTCGACAAGATGCAGCCCGGAATGGGCGGACCATCTGGCCCGTCTATGGGGCAGGCCCCGCCAATGCCGCCAATGGGCGGTGGCGCCCCGCCAATGGGAGCGCCTCCCGGTGGCCCGCCAATGGGGCAGGGACAGCCACTACAGGGCCAAGGCCCCGATCCGCAGATGATCCAGCAGGCAATCATGCAGGTGGCCCAGCAGCTCAAGCAGCAGCATCCTGACGTGCCCGATCAGGACATCCTGATGACGGCCCAGAAGATCGTGATGCAGAAGCTGCAGGGCGGCGGTGGCCCGCCTCCTCAAGGCGGCATGCCTCCGGGCGGTGCGCCCCCGATGGGCGGCGGCGGCATGCCTCCGGGCGGCATGTAGCACTGTAGCAGTTGTAGCAGACATCAGAACGCCGCTCAGCAATGGGCGGCGTTTTCATTTGCGGGGATACGCATGGAAACTGGATACGCCAACGGCACTGGCATGGTGGCGACCGCCCCCGCACAGGCGCAGCTGCGCGAGCGCGAGGAAGACCCGCGCCTCGAAGACGGCAAGCTCACGAAGCAATTCAACGACTGGGACAAGCGCCTCGATGGGCACTGGACAGCATGGGTCGATGAGGCCCGCGAAGCGTTCGACATCGTCGCTGGTCGCCAGTGGGACAAGGACGCCGAGGAGGCGGCTGACGACGCTCGCCTCAATATCATCTCGGTGAACCGCATCGACGCTATCGTGTCGGCTGTCTGCGGTTCGGAGATGACCAATCGTCAGGAAGTTCGCTACTACCCGCGCGAGATGGCGACCAAGGACGAGACGGGGCAGGCACAGGACGCCGTCGTCAATGAGATGTTCACGGCAGCAGCTGACTGGGTCAGGGATGAGTGCGACGCGGCTGACGAGGAGAGCGCAGCATTCAGGGACTGCGTGATCTGCGGCATCGGTCTCACCGAAACCCGCATGGACTATGAGACTGACCCAGAAGGCGTTGCCCTCATCATGCGCGTCTCGCCACTGGAGATGCGGATCGATGCGTCAGCACGTCGCCCCGGCGCGACGGATGCCCAGTACATCCGTCGTCGCAAACCGTTCGGGCCGGATGAAGCCAAGCTGCGCTTCGGCGTCGAGGGCGAGAGTGGCCGGGCAACAAACTCGACAGGCCGATTGGAGCGCAGGTTTCCGGGCTCGGCCTATGCGGGCGGTCAGGGCGATGATGAAACCGAGAGCGACAACGTCTGGATCACCGAATACCAATGGTGGGAACTGGAGAAAGTCTGGCGCGTGCTCAACCCGAACACGGGGCAGATCGAAGAGCTGGGCGACGAAGCCTATCAGCGCATCATTCAGGCGATGCCTGATCTGGAAGCGTCAAGCTTCAGCGTTAAGCGCCGCCGCTACTATCGCGCCTTCCGTGTTGGCGACCGCATCCTCGAAGCAACCGAACTCCCAGATGAAGAGTTCACTTACAAGTTCGTGACCGGCAAGCTCGATGAGACCAAGGGTGTTTGGTACGGCATCGTGCGCCCGATGATCGAGCCGCAGAAGCTGCTCAACAAACAGATCAGCCAGACCCAGCGCATCATCGACAACAACGCCAAGGGTGGACTGCTCGCCGAGATGGATGCGTTTGAAGACCCGGAGCAGGCCAAGCTCGACTGGGCCGCAAGCGACAGCATTGTATGGCTCAAGCCGGGCTCGCTGGGCTCAAGCCCGCGTGTCATGCCCAAGCCCATCGCCCAAACGCCTCCGGGCATCGACAAGCTGCTCGCCATCGCACAGGAAGCCGTCCAAGGCGTCTCTGGTGTGAACAACGAGATGCTCGGCATCATCGACCGCGAGCAGGCTGGCGTCGTCGACGTGCAGCGCAAGGAAGCCGCCTACGGTGTCTTGAAAGCCTTCTTCAACTCACTGCGCCGCTACCGCAAGGTGCATGGCCGTCACCTGCTCAAGCTGATCCAGAAGTACATGACCGATGGCCGTCTGGTCCGCATTGTCGGGCGCACCGGCAACGTGCAGTACCTGCCACTGCTCCGTGATCCGAACACGGCGCGCTTCGACACCATCGTCGACGAAGCGCCGACAGGACCGAACCAGAAGGACAAGGTGTTCCAGTTCCTGATGATGTTTGGAGCGCCCGTGCTCTCGAAGCTTAACCTGCCGCCTTCGGTGTGGATGAAGTTTCTGGAGTTCTCGCCCCTGCCGACAGCGCTCGTCTCCGAGATGCAGAAGATGATCGCCGAGATGCCGCCCCAGCCCAATCCCGAAGAGGAGAAGGCGAAGGCCGAGAACGCCAAGCTGCAGGCCGACCTTCAGAAGGTGCAGATGGAAATGGCCATAGAGCAGCAACGCCTGCAGATGGACACGCAACGCCTGCAGATGGAGATGCAGCACGGCTCAATGAAGTCGCAGGTCGATATGTCGAAGGTGCAGGGCGCAAACCAGAAGCTCGAAGTCGAGAACCAGTGGGTCAAGATCGAAATGGCTCGCGCCCAGATGGAGCAGATGAACTCCTCACAGGAAGCCACGCTGCGAGCGCGCGAGACGCAGATGCGCGAGGCCAACGACAAGCTCAAGATCGACGCCGACATGCAAAAGCTGCAGGCCGACACCGAGATCAGGCGGATGGAGCTGGAGATCAAGCGCGCTGAGCTGGAGTTCCGCCAGCAGGAGATGGCGCTGCAGCGCGCTGAGCTGGAGGCCAAGGTCGGCATCGAGCGCATGAAGCTCAGGCACGCAAGCCGCATCCACAACGCGACGCTCGAAGAGTCCAGCGTAGACGACAATGATGATGGCACTTCCGACGCCGCGCCCATCATCAAAGAAAGTTCAGCGGCAAAACGTATGCGCGAACTGCACGAGCTGATGTCGGCCCCGGTCGAGATCGAAGTTGACCCCGTAACTGGCAAGAAACGCGCACGTCGCGTCCTGCCTTCAACCAACAATTGATCGGAGAATATAAATGCCAGCTGGTAGCTTCGCGGTATTCAACATCGCAAAGAAGAAACTGTCGGACGGTACGTTCGACCTTGATAATAACGCCTACAAGATGGCGCTGACGACCTCGGCGCAGGCGATCACATCGACATTCATAGGTGGCACGTCGGACTGCCGCTATTCGGACCTGACGGCAGAGGTGACATCTGGCGGCGGCTATACGACTGGTGGCAAGGCACTGACCGCGACATGGACGCAGTCGGTCGGCACAATCACATGGGATGTGGACGATCAGGCGTGGACCGCCTCGACGATTACCGCAAAGTACGCGATCATCTATGACAACACGACCGCCAACAAAAACCTGCTGGCGTGGGTCGATCTTGAAACGGGCGGCGGATCAGTCTCGACTACGGCAGGCACGCTTACCGTCACCATCAACGCCTCTGGCGTTTTCACGCAATCGTAGGAGCTACAATGGCCATCTGGACAATCACCGTAGACGGCGACGACTACCTCGCTACACCCGACACAGGCGATGCCATTCCCCAGCCCCTGCTGAAGAGCAATGACAAGCTCACGCTCAAGGCGCTCGCTCGCGCTGTCTATCTGGAAGACCGCGTGCGCTTCCCTGAGGAAGGCAATACGCTCACCATTGCGGACACTGGTGGGCCAGCAAACGATGTCCGTGTTCTGGTCGAGCGCCTCGCGGCGGAAGGGTTCTAATCCATGCTCTTGCTCGCAAGCACGTCCGACAAGATTTCGATCACTACATCGACGGCTGCGACCATCAAGGTTCAGGCGGCGTGGGTGGACCTCAACGGCACGACTGTCACGCCGGGGCGGACCAACACCGCCATCGCGTCGGCGGCGACGACTGACGTGGTGGCGTCACCTGCTGCATCCACGCAGCGGAACATTCGTGGCATGACGATCTGGAACAGCGATGCCTCCCTGTCGTGCGCCGTTCAGGTCACACACACTGACGGCACCACTTCACTCAACGTCGCTGTGTTCACCCTCACGCCCGGAACTGGCGTTCAATACACCGAGGGTGCGGGGTTTACCCCGATGTTCTCGACGATTGCCAACGCGGTGAACGTGCAGGAGTTCAACGGCACGGGCGGCACATGGACGAAGCCTGCGGGCGCATCGACTGTGGTGGTCGAGATTATCGGCGCGGGCGGTGGCGGTGGCGGCGGTGCATCTCTGGCGACCGCAGCTGATGCCAAAGGTGGCGGTGGCGGCGGTGGCGGCGCAGCTATGCGTTTCCAGTTCAAGGCTGGCGATCTAGGTGCGACCGAGACGGTTACAATTGGCGCGGGCGGCACGGCAGGCGCAGCGTCTACGGCAGGCGCGGCGGGAGGCGACGGCGGTGTCGGGGGTAGCTCGACATTCGGAACGTGGATCACGGCTTTTGGTGGTGGCGGTGGACGCGGCGGCGCAATCACTGGCGCAGTTACTGGCGGCGGCGGTGGTGGTGGTTGGGGAGGTGCAGGCGGCATTGGAACAACCGCAGGCGGCACGGGCGGTCTCCCGACTGCCGCGACCAACGCCACGGGCGGTTCGGGCGTTACGGGCACCGTTGCAGTCTCCACGACAGGCAACGCTGAGTGGGGCGGCGGCGCGGGCGCGGGTATTGCCGCCGCGCCTATCGCCAACTCTCTCGGTGGCTCAAGCCTTCGTGGCGGCGGCGGTGGCGGCGCGGGCGGTAGCCACGCAGCCTCTGGCCCGTCAAACGTACTGGGCGGCGCTGGAGGGCGATCTGGCGCGTATACAGCGGGCGGTGGCGGCACGGCTGGCTCTAACGGCCCGGCCACGGCTGGCGTGGCAGGCACCAACGCGAACTCAGGCCGTGGCGGCTATGGCGGCGGCGGCGGCGGCACGACCGTCACCGCATCTGGCGCAGGCGCCGCTGGCGGTGCAGGTGGCATCGGTGGCGGAGGCGGCGGCGGCGGTGGCGTTGGCATGAACCCCGGCGTCGGCGGCGCGGGCGGCGTGGGTGGAGCTGGCTACTGCATCGTCTATTCGTGGTGATGACGAATGGCTAGGTTTGGGTCATTCAGCGGGTTCCTGCGGGACGCGACGTGGTTCACACCCACCGCGTCTGTCGAGGGATTTTTCACTGAAGACCTGATTACAACTGGCGTTGCGGCTGGCAGCGTCACGCTATTCCCCGGCGCGGGCACGCTCACGCTGGCTGGGCAGGCAGCAACAGTTACAGCGAGTTCGTCCGTCACGCCGGGAGTGGGCTCACTAACGCTCACAGGGTTCGGCGCGACAGTCGCGGCCAACTTCACTGCAACGCCCGGCGCGGGCTCGCTTACTCTTACCGGCCTTGCGGTCACGCTCGCGGCCAGCAGCTCTGTCACACCCGGCGCGGGTGCGCTTACTCTTACCGGGTTTGCGGCAACGCTCGCCGCGTCGTCTGCAGTCACTCCCGGTGTTGGATCGCTGACGCTGACCGGGTTTGCGGCCAGTGTAGTGGCCGATAGTTCTGTCACGCCCGGTGCTGGCTCGCTGACGCTGACTGGATTCGCTCCGACCGTAACGGGCGGCAGCGGAGTGGTTGACTTCACCGCCAATCCGGGGACTGGCGCACTCACGCTCACCGGCTTTGCTCCGACCCTGTCAGCCAGCAGCGTTGCAACGCCGGGTGTTGGGTCGCTGACCCTCACGGGTCTCGCGCCGTCTGTCGCGGCAGACAGCACCGCATCGCCCGGCACTGGCACATTGGTGCTCAATGGCTTTGCCCCAACGGTCAGTGGTGGCGCAGTCGATGTCACGGTCGCGCCGGGCACAGGCACGCTGACACTGGTCGGCTACGCGCCAACGGTAACAGGCAGCGCAGCCCTAAGCACAGCCGACAACCTGATCGACAGGTTTCATCGCCGCAAGCGCAGGAAAGAATCGTGGCGTCCGCTGCGCCCCGAAGAGCGCGACTACGATCCGACCGACTATCGCAACTTCGAGCCCAAGCCGGAACCAGAGCCGCTCGCCGCTGATGCGGTCATGCCTGCCAAGATTTCCGCTGGCATGCTGTCACGCCTGTCGGTGTCGAGCGATCAGGTTCAGGTCAAAGCGCTGGAGCAGCTCACCACAGAAGCGCTGCGCGCCGAGAACCGCAGCAAGATCGACAAGATCAACCGCGTGCTCGAAGCCATCGGGCTTGAGGCGCTGAAGGTCGAGAAGGAGAAGGAGCGGCGCAGGCAGGAGCTTCTCGCATTCCAGCGCGAGCTTGCAGCCTATGCCGAGCAGCTCCGTCTTGAGGAAGAGGAGGAGGATGACATGCTCCTTCTCATGGCGGCATAGGGAGGGCTGAGACATGGACTTACCACTCTGGATGACGAGGCGTCAGGCCACGCGCATCGAGCGCGGGCTCACGGTCTGCGGGTTCAAGGATGTCGTGCTGAACGGGTTCGGCGCACTGAACGCAATCGGCGTTGCTGCGACCGACATCGCGAGCGGACGACGATACATGGCGATAGCCCTCAGTCATGGCGAAGTGCATGACATTCCACTGAAACTGCTGAAGGCAAGAGGCCGCGCATGAACAAGGACGACAAGAAGATCATGGAGGACGCCTACATCCGCCTCCTCGAAAGAGCGAACATTCAAGCGGGCGATGAGCCTCACCTGATCTTCGGCATGCTCGCGGTCGAGAACGAGATGATGCTGCAGCACATCGAGCTGCTGAAGCAGACACACCGCGCATTCGTTGAGCACGTCAACAAACGATTGCCCAACCTTCGCCTCGTCATTCCCGAGGCCGGGTTCAAAGTCACTCAGTAGTCCACCACCACAATCAGACGACAGAGAACCCAGCCATCGCGCTGGGTTTTTTCATTTCAGAAACGGAGACCACTCATGGCAGACGACATCGAATCCCAACTCTCTGCAGTCATCGAGAAAGCGCCGATGACGCTGCAGGAGGGCGACGAGGGCTTCTCTCCCTCAGCCATCCCAGAGAAGGCCGCGCCTGTTCAGGACGAGCCCACTGCAATCGTCGAGAAGACTGACGCCGAGAAGGCCGCAGAAGCGCTTGCTGCCGAGAACGATATCGAGGTGATCCGCAAGCGCCTCGCAGACATCGAGAAGAAGGCGGCGGACAAGGATGGTCAGGCCGCGTCCGAGCGCGCCAAGCGCCGCGCCGCCGAAGCCCAGAACAAGCAGATGGCTGACCAGCTCGCACGCTATGAGCAACAGCAGCGAGCACTGCAGGCGCGTCGCCAGATGGGCAACATCCCTGACCCGGAAGAGAACGTCGTCGAGGCGCTGAAGTATGAGCGCGCCTTGCGCATGCAGCGCGAGCAGCAAGAGGGCCAGCGCTGGCAACAGCAACAGGTCCAGCAGCAGCAGATCGATCAGGTCACGCAGCTGAAGAACACGGTCGAGGACTTCGAGGCCGAGTTCCGCGATGCCAACCCTGACTATGACGAAGCAGCCGAGTGGCTGGTCGACATGGAGCAGAAGAAGCTGGAGCTGGCCGGGGCTCCAAAAGCTCAGGCCGAGCAGATGGCCCTGAACTGGGCGATCAACATGGCGCAGATGGGTTTGTCCCAAGGACGTAACCCCGCCCAGATGGCCTACGAGGCCGCTAAGATGCTGAACTGGAGGCCAAAGAGCGCGGGAGCCAATACAGCCGCCCAGCAGCTTGCGGCTCAGCAACAGAAGCTCTCAACCCAGAAGGCAGGACAGCAGGCCGCGAAGACCATCGGCGGCGGCGGGGCGCAGAGTTCCGGCACGCTTTCTCTTGCCCAGATCGGCGAGCTGAAGGGGGCCGCGTTCGACTCGGCGATGGAGAAATACCTGTCCCGCTAACGGAAAAACCCCGGCACACGCATGCCGGGGTTTCCTAGTCTGGGTGGCGACAGTTGGTGGACCCTCCTGTCTTGGGTTATTCTATGAAAATGATTCCCGGCGTCAACCGATACGCAAAGAGACCTGTTTACGAAACCGAGTCCGACCGCGATGAGCAGCGGGCCGTGGCGAAGGTGTTGCGCGCTGCGTGGCAGGTCGATGTCAAGCTGATGCCGAAACTGGCGACGGCTGACTACCAGATCACGCGCGAGGGCAGGCTACTGGCCATCGGCGAACACAAGCGGCGCCGGGTGACGGCGGATACCTACGACACGCTGATCCTGTCCTACGCCAAGGCACGCAAGCTCCTCATCATGGGATACGAGCGCCGGGTCAACGTGCTCATCATCGTCCACTACGACGACCAGCTGATGTGGGCTCACCTGACCAACGCGCATCTGGAGAAGAGTCGGAAGGCCGGTCGCACCGACCGTGGCGACATCCACGACATCGAGAGATGCGTCGAGATACGCCAGTCGGAAATGAAGAAGATCAAGGTGCCTGATTGATTGCTCTCCAACTGAACCCGCCGCTGTTCGTTGTTACACCGCGTGGCGACGGCATCGCGCGTATCATGCTTGACTATGGGCCTGACACTAACCCGATGTTCGTTGTGGAGCTGAACGACTCGCGTGACATCCTTTGCTTCGACATGCTGGATGTGAAGGGCTCAGGCAATTCCGCTTGGGGCCTGTCTCACCCCGACCCATTTGAAAGCCGCGCCTGATGGAATTACTGCGCCAAGCCGCTCGCATGATCGGCCTGAAGAATCGCCAGTACGAGACGCTGACGGAGATCACCGCGCAGAACCACAAGGTTCGTATCTGGCGCGTCGCGAAGTCGCTGAAGGCCGCAGAGGATTTCAATCACGGCATCCTGTCCGAGCAGATGATGAACATCTGCACGACCATCGACAGCAAGCACTGGTTCGAGGAGCTGATGAAACTTCCGAATGTTGCGTGCATCGCCATCGTGGACAAGCACGGCAACGGCGTGAGCGCCTATCCCGACTGGCACTGAAGCGGCGACCACAAAAGTAAAAGCCCCGGCTGTGATGGCCGGGGCTTTTTTTCGTTACAGGAAGCAGCCTTCGCACACTTCAGTTGGCACGCCAGTCTTGGCGAGTATGTCCGCTGCGTGCGCTTCGCATGATAGCCGCGCCACGCCCTTTCCATGCTCATCCTTCACTTTGAACTGGAAGTACTTCTCCCTGCCAAAGGCATCCGAGATTTTCTTGTAGGCGTCTCGCCGCGCCTGCGATCTGATCGGGAAATCCTTGATCGACAGGCTGCAGGTGAAGTGCGCGACATTCGTGTCGCCGCCAAAAAAGCTCATGGTATTTTCCTCTTTCAAGCATTCGCCGCCGATTTACAGCGACAAAGAACAATATCACACCACGTTTGATATGTCAACTCGGGCTACAGCGGAGGAATTTTGTGTGGAGAACAAATGTCGCTCCAGTTGACGGAGGCGCTCCAAATCAGTAGGTACTGAAAGCGCATTGGGTAATGCCGGTTCCCCAACCCGCCCAGTGCGCAGCGCGGAGAGCCCGTTCCCCCAACCCAAGCTCTCCGCGCACCTATTTTGAAGAGGAGCAACGATGACGTTTCAAGTACGCGGCGATGAGGGCGTTGGCTTCCTCAACGAGCTGCCAGACAATTTCCGCAAGCGCCAGAAGATAGAAATTTCGGATGAGAAGCTGATCGAGGCGGCGTACAATCTGTCCGCGCGCCAGTTCGAGGCGTGGAAGCTCGCGGTCGTGCATGGCTACAGCGACGCTGAAATTGCAGATGCACTCTGCACCTTCGATAAGGCGACGCTGCCCGGCGACGTGCGCTCAGCGCTCAAGCTCGCAGCCAAGAATGGCTACCCTGTGCCGGGCGATCCAGAGCCCAAGAAGTATCGCGCGCGCGTGAAGGAGCCCGCGTGATGGCCGAGCATGAGACGGTAGAGAAGTTGGCGAGGGCTATCTATGAGGCAGGCATTCCGAAGGGCGGGAAGTTCTACCACGCATGGGAAGACCTAGAGAGCCAAGGCTTTTACGCCCAGCACGATCTTGCGATGAAGCAAGCCCACGCAGCCCTAGGTGTCTGCCGTGCCGCGTTTTTCCCGCCTCCTGAAGCCCGTCCTATAGCGACTGATGATCAAATCGAACGGGTAGCGCGGGCGATCTGCGAAGCCACGTCAGGTCCGTTTGAGATGCTGGACGATGTGGGCCGCAATGCGATGCGTTGGGAAGCCCGCGCCGCCATAGCCGCCATGCCTCCGTCCATCTCCCCCGAGCTAATCAACAAGCTCACCAAGCTGGCAACGTATCTCACAGAGCAGGGCGAATACGAGGCGTGCGATCTGATCGACACGGTTGTTGAGCGACTGACACCCCCACCGGGAGAAAAGCCATGACCGACAATACAAAGCCGCGCCCGTTTGATCTTTCCGCGCCATCAGAAGTCGAGCGGCTAATCTCCGAAACATACGGCTACATGCTTGTCAGCTTGCGCCACGGGACCGACCGCGAAGGGCGTGAATATGCGCTCGCGGGATTGCGTGAGTACCTCAACAAGCTGAAGGGCGAACGCGCATGACCGACCACGCTGAACTGATCGAGCAGTTGCGGGCGGGAACGGCAAATCTCTCCCTGCGAGCGATTGAGGAACTTTGGGAAGACGCCGCCACCGCGTTAGACGCACTCGTGGCAGAGCGTGATCGCTACAGGAGCGCGCTGGAATACCTCGCCGCTGATGTGGAGGCCGCGCACGTCTCAGGCGCACTCAATAGCCCGCCGCCGACTGAACACGAGCGCGCCAATCTGGCTAGAGCCCGCGCTGCTCTCGCACAGGGGGGTGAGCATGAGTGAAAGCACAGAGATGATCCGCGAAGCAGCTCTGGCTGAAATCGAGGAAGAGGATCGGCGTTGCAAGATCGACGCAGAGAAGGCCCGGATACGTGAGCGCATGGCGCGTCCGTGGTGGAGTAGAGTGTTTCCGTGGCGCATAACCGTGAAGAGGATCACATGAGCGATATCGAGTTTACCGTCAGCCGCGCAGAAGGCATCAGGCGGGCCGCTGAGGCGGAAGTAGCCAAGGAGCAGGGCGAGGCTGCGAAGAAGGCGCTCATCGCGCTGTACAAGCGCAAGGCGGTCGCTGAAGAGGCGGTGCGCGGCATCGAGCGCGAGATCGAGACCACGCTGGCCAAGATTGAAGCTGGAGCGCTGTAAGCATGCGGAACGGATACCTGCCTGAACCGTTCGGTCGCCCTATTCGCCTGATTGCGAACGGGTGGGTATCCTCGACGCTCGACCTTGGCCGCGCTGGCTGGGAGCTTTATGCCGATCAGGACTACGCCCATGGTGGGTTGTCGCTGGTGGCGCACCATCGCGAGAGCGGCCTGACCGCCTACGCGCGCGACGCGCACTGGGACTATCACCGACACGTCCACAGGGCGGACTACAGTAGGGACGAGATGCCGACCATGCGCGCCCAGATCGGGCACCGCGACAAGGTGCAGATACACGCGATGCACGGCGGCGTGCTGCCAACCTTCGACCGCGTGAGTCCGCTTATGGAGGTGCGAACAGAGATCAGGTCAATGGCCGACATGCTCCACTTCGCACCCTACACGGCCAGCCAGATTCAGATCGAAGCGGACCCAAGCGTCGACGACCTGCTCGCCCAGATCATCGCGAAGCAGGCCAAGGCGAATGACGAATACTTCGCCGAGAAGGTGCGCAGCGGAAAGATCGTCCGCGCGTCGGCGGCAGAGGTTCTGCAGTTCAGGCGCGTTGCGTGAGGGCGGGCTGGACCTTCAACGACATCCGCAAGCCGCCGCTCGGCCAGATGATCTGGGCGCTGATCGAGAGCCCGTCAGATGGCGAGCCTTACCTGATCGAGGCAATGCTCACTGAAATCATGGGCGCTGGCAGCGTCGCGATTCTTTACGATGGCCCGTCGATGAATTACCTGCCGCCGCACCACGCGATGATTGCGTGGCGGCGCGTTCGCGATTAGAGTTTTCGGTTCAGGCGCTCCTCCGCGAAGGGGAGTGTTGCCCGTGGCGGGGAAGCGGCGACTCTCACGGGTCGCCGTTTTCTTTTGTCGCCCCGCTTGACAACTAATGGACCCCCACGTCACTAATGCACCGTCCGGTGGTGTGTATCGCCACTGTTGACTTCGAGTGGTTCACGGCACGAACCCGATCTGCTTCGATTTGCCCCCGGTAACGGGCTCGGACAACGTCAGCAAGGATGCTCGCCCTAGAGGCTGAAGCGTCGCGGCGCCCGATCCCCCCTCAACATGGCAAATCAGGCACCCCCTCATGGCAACCAAGTCATATGCTGTGGGCGACAACGAAGTCGTCAAAATCTGGTCGAAACGGCTCGCGCGCGAAGCGCTGAAAGCGACCGTTATCTACCCGATGATTAAAGACTCCGGGTCAGCCCTCATCACTCTCGCTCCCGAAACCCAGAAGGGTGCGGGAGATCGCGTTCGCGTCGCGCTGCGCATGCAGTTCAACTCGGACGGCGTCACCGAACTCATGACCCAAGAAGGTAACGAGGAAAGCATCACCACCTATACGGATGATGTCACTCTCGGCGAGCTGTCCAACGCCTATCGTAACCGCACCACGATGGCCCAGCAGCGCGTTCCCTTCGACATCGCAAAGGAAGGCAACGACGCCCTCGCCGACTGGCACGCAGCCCGTCTGGATCAGGTCGCGATGTACCATCTCGCGGGCTACACCCCGGCGAACTCGCTCGCCGCCAACGGCCAGTACAACGGCTTCAACACCATCACTGCTCCGACCACTGGTCGTCAGATTTGGACCGAAGTTGGCGCAACGCAGGACTCCGACCTCGACTCAACGGGCGACGAGATGACGCTGCAGCAGATCGACCGTGCTCGCGAACTCGCGGAAACGGGCGGCTCTACCGGCCTTGTCCCGATCCGTCCGATCAAGGGCCTTCCGGGCGGCGCGAAGTACGTTTGCTTCGTTCACCCCACGCAGGTCACGTCTCTGCGCACGTCCACCAGCACGAACAACTGGATGGACTTGCAGAAGGCGCTGCTGCAGGGCGGCAAGGGCGACGAGTCGATGATCTGGAAGGGCGGTCTCGGTATCTACAACGAGACGGTCATCATGGTCTCCAACCGCGTTCCCTACGGCGTCACTGCCGCTGGCGCGGCCATCACGACGGTTCGCCGCGCGATCTTCTGCGGCGCGCAGTCGCTCATCATGGCATTCGGACAGGGCTACGGCCCCGAAGAGTGGCGTATCCGTGAACAGACGTTCGATTACGACCGTGAGTACGGGCAGAACGCCCTGTGCCTCTACGGGGTCAAGAAGTCCGTCTTCAACTCGAAGGACTTCGCGACCATCGTGATCTCGTCCTACGCCGCTGACGCGGCCTGATAGGAGAAATGGATCATGGCCAGTAACAAAATTGCTCGTTATTATCACGAGCGTCAGGTTCACTTTCTGACGAAGTCCGTCACCTACTCCGACGCTGACATCGCTGGTGGATCGACTGTCGCCTTCGCGTTTGGCCTCCCGGCGAACGCCTTCGTGATGAACACTGTCGTTCGTATCAAGACGGCGTTCAACGCGGCGACCACGAACGTCCTGACTGTCGGCACGAACAACCCCACCAGCGATAACCTCGTTGCTGCGGCTGACGTGACCGAAGGATCGGTTGCGACCACGACTGTCAACGGTCCCGGTATCCTCAGCACGACGACCTCTCTCGATGTCTTCGTGAAATATACCCAGACCGGCACGGCAGCGACGACCGGCGCCGCCGATGTCGTTGTCACCTACGTGATCTGGGAATAGACTGACTGAATGAAGGTCATGCTGGCGACGCCGTGCTACACGGGCTACCTCCACTACGCTCACGCGGAGTCGGTGGCCAGAACACAGGCGACGCCAGCATCGACCGGCATTCGTTTTGAGCGCTGGGTCGCGCCGGGAAATCCGGTTCTTCCCCGCGTCAGAAACGTCCTCTGCGCGCACATGCTGTCGCCGCAGCCGGATGGGGTGGACTTCGACGGCATCCTCTTCATTGACGACGACATCGCGTTCAAGCCGGAAGACGCTGTTCGCATGGTCAGTCACGGCGAGAAGATCGTCGCGGGCGTCGCGCAGAAGCGCGCCCCGAACACAAACGCCCCCGCAGAGATCAACGCAGCGCTCGACCATAACCTCGAAGTCGATGAGCGCGGCTTGGCCAGCAACACATTCATCCCATCCTGCTTCATGTGGATACATCGAAGCGTGTTTGAGGGGATGCTGAACAACGAAGAGCTGCACGACAGCGGCCTCGTCCGCCGCTTCATCTACCCGAAGCTGCCGGATGCTGCGATGCCGTTCTGCGCCACCTATTTCGGCTACGGACTGGCGGCGGCTCCCGAGAACGGGCCAGAAGCCAAGCGCGCTGCCGCACTCGGCATCGAAGACGCTATGGTCGATGTCGGCGAGGACTATGACTTCTCGATCAAGTGCGACGTGCTCGGCGTGCCCCGGTACATCGACACAGCTGTCGAGCTGATCCACTACGATGGCCGCGTGGCGCACGATCTTTCGTTCAGGAAGATGCTGCAGACCGGGGCGATCAAGGTCGACAACGGCTCGCAAGCGGCCTGACACAGATTTACATTTGAGTGGCCTCTCGGCCCCGCAGGCAGCTGCGGGGCCGAACCTTTTCAGGGGATAAGACATGCCTTCATTCAACGAGGGGCAGACGCCCCAGAACGTCCTTCTATTCGTCAAGGAAGGCTCGTCCATTCGCATCGTCACGTCGGCTGACCTTGTAGGCGGCGGCGGCGGAAACCCTCTGGGTGACACCGCAGTCAACACCGGCACGGCAAGCTCGGTTGCCTCGTCTGCATCTGCAGGAACGGTGCTCGCTTCTAACGCCGCCCGGTATGGCGCGACGGTGTGGAACGATTCGACATCGGTTCTCTATCTGCTGCTCGGCGCTGGCACGGTAAGCGCCACCAACTGCACGACAAAAATTCTTGCTGACGGGTTCTTTGCAATTCCGTTCGGGTACACCGGAATTATCAGCGGCATCTGGGCAGTCGCCAACGGCTTTGCTCGCGTCACCGAGTTCACCTGAACTACGTAGCGGAGGCGCTTTATGCCAGTCACAGTTTCCAATCCGCAGCTTGATGCAGATACCGATGCCAGCACAGTTGTGCTCGCGGATATCGCGGCAATCCGGGCGGCAACATTCCTGCTTGCGGCGGCTCCCGACACAATCCGTGTGCTGAACAACTACGTTGCGGGTGATGGCGGCGGCACGTTTCGCCTCGACAGTACCGACACGACATCCGCCGACGATGGCGGCGTGATCGTCAACACTTCAACGCCCAGCACCGCCCTGCGCTACAAGCGGCAGTTTGACAATGGATACGAGATCGACCTCGGCTGGTATGGCGTCGGAGCCACACGAACCAGCACGCAAAATTCGACCGGCATAGCTGCGGCAATTTCTTACGCGAACACATACAACGTCGGCATTCTGAAAGTTCCGCCCTGCACGCGCTCCGTTCCGATCAAGATCAAGAAAACCATCGATCTTATCGGCTATCATAATATCCGCATTCAAGGGCAGTCGATTGCCAACTCTGGAATCTACAAAGCGTGCTTTCGCTGGGACGGCCATGTTGGCGGCGTCATGTATCGCACCAACCGGGAATGCCGGTATGTGGTTGCAGCATCGACTGCCAACGTCAGCATTGCCTCTCTTGCGAATGGAAGCACGATTGATGGCGTCGCGCTGGTCACGGGCGATTACGTTCTTCTGAAGAACCAGACGACGGCGTCCGAGAATGGCCCCTATCTGATCGGGGCTTCAGGCCCGGCCACGCGCGCAACTTACTATACTGCGGGCCGCGCAGATGACTTCAACTTCAAGTCGGTCGGCGGAACAGTGAATGCGGGTCTGCGCTGGGTATGCACGCAAGACCCTGCAACCATCACGCTGGGAACAACGGCCCTGACGTTCTCGGCTGGCGCCGCCCCTGCCGCGAACAATGGAGGCGGTCTCTCTTCCATTGCATTTGATGGTTATCTTGTCGCGGCCATTGGGCTGTCTCTCTGGGGCTGCATTGAGCACCACAATACTGGCGTCGTCACCGCAGAAGGATGCACCGATTATCAGATCGTGTGTGGCGCAACTTCCACCGGAAATTATATGTTCTGTTACTGGGAGCGCATGGAGGTAAACGCCTACTTCTCCCAAGCTGGCACGCAGGATGGCGCAAACGGCCTGAAGTGGACTAACGTGCAGGGCAGCAACAGCTGGGATATCTGCCTTTCTCGCTTTGGCATCGTCCGTATCCAGCACAAAAATGGCATTGGCTTCGACCACGGCGCGTCAGACACCAATCTGTGCGACCAGATGATTGTTCAGCGTCAATCGGGTGGCACTGGTCAGGGCTGGATTATTCGCGCTGGCGACGGAGTTCTGGGAGACGGCGGGGCTTCTGATTACAACTACTCCTACGACAACTATTTCAGCGTCACTTCATGCGATACGGCTCCGCTGTTTGAGACAGGAGTCAAACCGTCAGTCTCGCAGCATTTTTATGGAATTTCCGCAACGTCTGGAAACCAGCAGCCAAACTTTAACGGCGTCGGCTCGGGCTCGTGGTCGAAGCCCAACAACCAGAAATTCCAAGCCTATGCGAACGGTGCGAACTCGTATGAGGACGGCACGGGGAGCATCCACATCGGATACACAACCAACCGATCCGATGGCTGTCGTGTAGCGATCTATCACCCAACCGGAATGCTGCAGCGCTGGAGGAGCGACGAGCCCACCACCAACCAAAAGGTGTACCAGCAGACCATCAACGCAAGCGGCTTTCTTCAGACAGCGACGATGTCGGACGGCGGCGCGTTTGGCGCTGAGATGGAGCGCTGGGAGCGCTCGGGCACGACGCCAACCGTCAAGAAATTTTTTTACCCCGTTCAATTCCCGAATAATGGTGTCAAGATTCAAGACACCAATGCCTCTCACACAATGACCCTTACAACCGATGAGAACATCACGGCAAACGTCTTGGTCAATTTCCGCACCGGAGGCGCAGACCGTAAGCTCGACCTCGTTGACACCAGCTTCACGCCAACAATTACAGCCGCCGTGCCGGGCGACCTTTCCATTGCATACACCACGCAGCTCGGGCGTTATCACCGCTTTGGAAAGCTGGTTTTTTTCCAGTTGGAGTTTCTGTTTACGCCGACCTATACGACAGCCTCTGGCGAGTGGAATATCGCAGGACTCCCATTTACGGTTGAGAGCACCGGGCTGGACCCGTCTTTCGCATTTGGCCGCGTGCAAAACGTCACGCGCCCCGCGAACGCAACCGTTCCCCTTGTCCAAGGTCTCGTTGGCACCACAACATGCCGCATTACGTGGCCGCTAACGACGGGTGGCCTCACGGTTTCAGCCATGACAAATCTTCCGTCCGCTACTGCCGTGACGCTGCACGTAGGCGGTCACTACATGACTTCAGACGCATAAGGGGAGACGGTAATGGCAACCACTGACATTGCCGTCTTCTCTTCAACCACCGCGCAAACAGCGTGGGCTGCGAGCGGCGACAACATCACGGCGGACCTTCGCAATAACGCTGGCTCGACCATGTATGGCCGCTTCAATGGCGGGACGCCCAGCTCGACAATCGGCGAGCACGACTTTGCGCTGATCCCCGGAGCGTCTGCGACCGTCACGGCCCCGCAGGTCTACCAGATACTGAAGGTCGTCTGGGATAGCGTCACGGGCGGCGCTGGTCTCTCTGGCCAGCTCTTCTCCAGCTCTACCAGCGTCGGCGGCGACGACGCCAATCTTGGCGACATGAAGAACCGGATTGCCTCCGACCTCGAACGCACGCTCACCGATGTCACGCACGTCACTCTGGGTCGCACATGGGACAAGGAGATCGAGGACGCCATCTTCGACTCGATCAAGCTCTACAGGAGCCGACCGTTCTGGTTTCTGCAGGAGCCGAACACGCTGACCATCACGTCCTCGACCACGTCTGGATCGGAATACGTCAACGACTATACTGGCCTGATCCGCCTCGACAGCCTTCGCATCACGATCAGCGGCCAGCGCTACTCCATGCGCGAGATCAGCTTCAACGAGATGGAGTCGCGCTTTGACGGCGTGACGACGCAGAACCAGCCCTACGAGTACAGCCGCTATGGTGGCCGCATCCGCATCTACCCAGTGCCAGACGCTGCCTACACGCTGACGTGGTCGGGCATCTTCGAGGACTCGACGCTCACCGGCAACGAGATCAGCAATGGCTGGATGACGCACGGCGAGCTGCTGATCCGCGCCAGCGCGAAGCTGTTACTGCTGCGTGACTACATCAAGAGCTACGAGGATGTGCCCGCCGCCCAACAGGCGCTCGAAAACGCCGAGAAGGCGCTCTACCGCGAGCACGTCATGCGGACGACCTCGAAGCGGATCGCGCGGAGGATTTGATGGGGCTGCTGACGCGATTGCTGAAAGCCTCCGTCGCAGACATCCCACAAGCCGAGAAGTACGCTGCCGCCCGCAAGGCGCTCACAATGGCCGACCTCGTGAAGCTGGAGAGCGTGCCAGACGAGAACGCCAACTTCTTCGTCGTGCGACGCGGCGCTGCCAACAAGGTCGGCATGCCGACACGGGAGTTCAATCCCGAGCACTACGGCGCCTACGTCTACAGGCCGGACATCATCGATCCAGACTATCTCTTCTACGCGCTCCAGCACCTGCACCAGCAGGGTAGGTTCCAGCAGGCCGCGAGAGGGTCGACGGGTCTGCAGAACATCAGAATGTCCGACCTCTACTCGATACCGTTCGGAGCAAGAGATGCCTGAAGCAACATTCGAGCTGAAGACTGTTGGCGGCAAGCCGCTCGTGGTCTGCACCTATGACGGCCAGACGGGCACGGCCCGCGTGTTCTCGAAGGGTGAGGAAGACGCACGCTCGCGCGCTGAGGAACAGGCGCGAGACAAGGCTGCGAAAGCGGCACAGGGAGGAGTTTAACGATGTCTTTGCTGCCCAAAAGACTTCTCGGAGAGCTTATTCGGAACATAGGAAAAAATGGCGCAGCTGGCGCCATCGACTCTACTGTTGAACAGCCGATGTTTTATTCTGCGCTGCGCGAAGGGATTGCAGGCCATCCGAGATCGGTAGGTACAGGCGCGGAGTGGCTTAGCAGCCTAATCGAGCCAGAGCGCATTAAGACAACGCACTTGCGAGATGAAAATAACAAACTGCTGTTTGATGAAAACAAGAATCCGGTGATGAGCAAGCCGCAGCTCATTCCCGAGCGCGCCGTACTTCCCGGAGTCAAACTGGACGAGATCGAGTCTTCCCAGATCAGGGATTACTTGAGCGAGATGTCGGACAAGCCCCTGCGCCGGGAAGACCTGCTCGACTTCATGGCTGGCGGCGATGGCGGTGGCCCGAACAGGGGGCCGCGCGGCACGACTTTGTACGCGCCTAAAGAATGGGAGCTGGGCAGAAAAGGCCCGCTTCTGACTGAGGAGGAATGGAGCGCCAAGCACGGTCCAGAAGTTGAGACTCGTCGAAAGCGCATCGCGGATCGCCAAATTAGCGACTATGACTATTGGCGCCCGGTTGTCGGTACTGACGAAGAAATTGTCGGAACACTTCCTGATCGCGCCGCGTTGATCCGCGAACTCGACGATCTCAACTCCAGCGCCGAAAGTATGTTGCTGACTGCTCAGCAAATGTCTGATGGCCGAGATATGCTTGGCCAACAATTATATGGCAATGCGGACCCACATACCATTGCGTATTACGACAGAATGGCGCGTGATTACCTCCTCGACGCGGCTCGCCCGCAAGCGCAGCTGGACTATGTCGACAGCCTGATGGCCCGCGATCCAGCAACGCCAGACCTGTTCACGGGTGAACTTGATTCCGTGGTGCTCGGCAAAGAACTTGTGCCGAAGCGCAAAGAATGGACCGCGAAAATCTTGAAGCCTGACGGAACTTTGCTGCACCAATTTGATGAGCGTTTTCCCTCTCGGTATAGCGCTGAAGATCACGCTTATTCCACTCCAGAATGGACGAACTACCATGACACGATGCGCGCAGCTGCGCGGCAAGCCCTTGACGACTCGAACTTCGGATATGACAGCGCATTCCAAGACGTGCGGTGGAGCCATCCTCTTCAAGACCCCGGCGTAAAAGCGGTTTACAACACATACACCTTGAGGGGGGGGGATGATTCCATCGAAAAACTCTGGGGTGTTGATCCAGAATACAAGACCCCGATGGGCAGGGCATTTTACAATACGCACTGGAACGGCGGGTCAAGGCCCGACTCATCGCCGGGGCTGGGCCAGCCCAATCCAACACGCTTTGCCCACTCTCGATCTGTCGACCGCGAGTGGAAGATGTCGCAGGCCGAGCTTGATGGCACGATGCCGCCGCCACCGAATGCGGACGAAATCGCAATCAGGCAGAAATACTTTGATGACGCCCTCGCGGCGTTCAATGCGCGTGTGGAAGTCGCAAAGACGCTGCACCCCGATGTCGACAAGATTCCAGATTTGATAGCGAAAGATTCGCCACTTCAATCATTGGAATATGATGTGAAGGGCGCCCAAAGAGCCCTGTATAAAGAGATAGCCAACGGCACAACAGGACTACCCCCAAATCCAGATCAGCCCATGCTGACGCTCAAGGTCAAGGACATGAATGAGGGGCAGTCCGACGTTCACCAGATCGGGCAGAATAACGGATACGCACGAGAATTTACGCCGGAAGAGCAGGCGCAATACGAGGCGATTGGTTCGGAGCTGATCGACATGAAAAATAAGCAAACCGCCGCATACAGAATCCATCGGAACGCCCGAGGGGCCAAGGAAGATCACCTGTATAGCGACAAATATCAGAATGCTACGCAGTACAATGCAGACCCCAACTCTCCAGAGTATATGGAGCAAAAGCGCATCCTGAGAGAACTGGACGATGCAGAGAAAGCATCGCATGCAGAGTATCTCAGCTACGAAAAGCCCATTGAAGATTTGGAAGACGCCCAATCCAGACTTGCAGGCATTCGAGGCGAACCAATGATTTCAAGGATTGATCCACAACAGAAGAAACGACGCCCTCCAAAAACTCCGTTCAAAGGGGACTTGTGGACAAACTTCATTGCAAAGCGCTCGTTGAGAGAGGCGGTAGATGAGGGGAAAGATATTTTTGCGTGGCCGCTGAACGTGTCGAATGGCGACGCCTACTGGCGCAGCGGAAATTACTATTACGAGAAAATGTTCCTCAAAGCGATTGAAGACATCACGAAAAAAGCTGGCGTGAAAGTTCAGAAACGCATCGTGGACGGTACTAACATTTCACAGGGCGGCGGGCCTGTTCACTACGCCTATGTTCGATTAACGCCCGACCTGAAGAAGCAACTGAAAGAGCCAATGCCGCTCATGATGGTGCCGCTCCTTGGTGGCGGTGGCGCGGCAACTGTCGCTGGCGCTACGCAGGGACTGCTCTCCCGCAGGCGCAGCGATGAGAAGGCGTAACCATGATCGATCTTGGCGCGTGGTCTCCTGACCTTCCCATTGTACGCTCCCCGCACCTTCGCACGGCATCTGGCGTGACGCCGCTGATCGAGGGCTATGGACCTTTCAACGGGCTCTCGATCACGACCTCCGCGCTCGACGCGAAGTGTCTCGGCGCGATTGCTGTGCGCGACATCGACCAAGCGCACCACATCTACGCCGGCAACTCGACGAAGCTCTACGAGCTGGAGAGCATCACGTTCACGGATCGCAGCCGCGTCGGCGGATACGGCCCTGCCGGTGAGACAACGCGCTGGCGTTTCTCGCCCTATGGCGACCGCCTCATCGCGGTGAACGGAACGGACGTGCCGCAGTATATCGACATGAGCACGGCATCGACCGCGTTCGCCAATCTCGGCGGCTCTCCTCCATCTGCCCAGTTCGTGTCCTCCTTTGTCGAGTTCGTCGTCCTCGGTGCGCTTGGCACGTCAGCGATGGCGATCAAGTGGAGCGGCTTTGGCGACAGCACGGGCTGGACGCCGGGCACGAACCAGAGCGACGAGCAGGAGTTTGCGGACGGCGGCAGGATCACCGGCCTTGCCGCGCTCGACGTGCTCTACGTATTTCAGGAAAATGCGATCCGCCGCATGAACTATGTCGGCGGGCCGACGATCATGCAGATCGACAAGCTGGTGGACGGTATCGGCTGCATCGAGCCAAACAGCCTCGTGCAGTGGGGCACGATGTTCTTCTTCCTGTCGGAGGACGGCTTCTACGCCTTTGATGGTCAGCAGGTCATCCCGATTGGTGTTGGCAAGTTCGACCGCTGGTTCATTGCGAACAGCAACCGCTCCCTCTGGAACCGCATGTCGGCGGCGATCAACCCGTCAGACAAGCTGGTGGCGTGGGCCTATTGCTCGGCTGACAATGTGAGCGGAACGCCTGACCAGATTCTGATCTACAACTGGGCGTCAAAAATGGCGTCTGTCGTCCCATACTCGACAGAGTTCATCATCAGCGCGGCGTCGCTTGGCGTCAGCATCGACGACTACCCATACAGCATCGATGATATGACTATCTCGTTTGACGATCCGTTCTTCCTTGGCGGCACGCGCTACTTCGGCGGCTTCAGCCCCGAGCACAAGCTCGGCACGTTCTCGGGCGACTCTGTTGCAGCCGTTCTGGAGACCGGAGACTTCGCGCTGACGCAAGGACCGGCAACGGTCGAGTGGCTCCGTCCAATCTCCGACTCAACGGGCGCGACGATGGCGGGCGCTGGAACAATGCGACCAGCTCAGACGGTGACATTCAAGCCAGCCATCTCGCAGCAGGCCAGCGGACGCTGCCCGCAGCGCGGTGTGATGGGCAACTACGTCCGAGCCAAGATGCAAATCCCTGCAGCCGATACGTGGACGTTCGTGACGGCGATTGACTACAAGGGCAAGGCGATGGGCGCACGATGAACGACGCAGCACCAGCAAAGAAGCTCGCGCCAAAGGGTGACACCGTCGTCCGCATGACGGACGCGATCAACCAGCACGCCGATCTGCTCAATGTCGGCCAGTTCCAGAAGCGCACGATGGCTGAGCTTGCAAACGAAGATGCAACACTCACAGAGGGGCGCTCGTTCTACGTGCCCGATGAAAGCGCTGGGCCGTGCCTCGTTGTCAGCAACGGCACGAACTGGCGCAAGATCACGCTTGGAGGCATCGCCACGCCATGACGAAGACCGCAACGAGGCTCACTCTGGAGTTCGTCGGACCCAACGACTTTCCGCGTCTCTGGCCCCATCTGCATCCCATGCTGAAAGAGGCGTGCGAGTGGAGCGCGGGCCAGTTCAGCGTTGCTGGCGTGGTCGAGGGCGTCATGAATGGCGAGTATCGGCCAGCCATCTTCTTCGACGACAAGGGCAAGCCGCTGGCCATGATGATACTGAGCGTCAGCCAGTTCCCAACCGGCAAGCGCATCCTCGAAGTCCTGCTGGCCTCTGGTTCGGCCCTGAAAGAGTGGCTCACGTTGCAGCCGCAGCTCGATGACTACGCCAAGGAAAACGAGTGCGTGTCCCTTCGGATGATCGGGCGCGAAGGTCTGCAGCGGCTGATGCCGGAATGGAAGCGCACGGCTATCGTGCTTGAGCGGGAGGTTGGCTAATGGCTGGCAATGGTCTTCTCGCGCGTATCATGCGCAGCCCTGAGCTGATGGCGATGCTCGGCATCGGCGGCGCTGGTGCGCTGCTCTCGGAAGGCGATGACAAGCTCGGCAATGGCGTTGCAGGCGCAGCGCTTGGGCTTGCAGCCGGGCGTGGTATTCGCGGCGTGCGTGGGCTCCTATCGCGCGTTCCGGTATCGACGATGTCTCAGGCCGAGAAGGTCGCGAAGACGCTGGAGCTACGTCGCGCTCTGGGTCAGACGGGAAGTCAGGCGACGCAGTTCCCCAATGCTCAGGCAATGTCAGCCATCGACGATCTGGGCGAGGGCCACGCGATGAACAAGTACGGCGCGCAGATTGGCATGAATGGCGTCGACAAGGCGATTGACGGCCTCAAGGAAGTCGGTCGCCTCGGATCGGCAGCATGGGATGGTGTTGATGACGCCTTCGGACGCGCGATGCCTCGTGACCTGATCCAAGGCGTCAAGGACAAGGTTGGCAACAATGCTGGCTGGCTGGTCGGCGGCGGCATCATCGGCGGTCTGGGAGCCTTCGGCTACGGGCTGGCGCGCGCGCTCAGTGGCGAGGACGGGCAGGATGACGAAGTCCGCTCCAAAGCCATGCAGGCAATCGGATTCGAGAACACGCCGACCGGCATCAGGATGTTTCAGGCTCAGGTCGGCGTTCCGCTGACCGGCGAGTGGGACGACCAGACCATCCAAGCCATCTCAAAGATGGTTGAGGAAAAAATGAAAACGCAGCGCAGGGGCGATGGCCCGCCCGCGCCGTCACTGGCGCCGCATAACCAACGCTAGAAAATCGACGGGAACCACAGCCTGAGCTGATCGCCAAGCGGATCGGTCAGAAGAACAGCGCCAGCAATGAGCGCTATCGAGCAGGCGAGTTCAATCAGTTTCAGGGTCTGGCGGGTCACGTCGGTCTCCTCTTCGACATCAGAAATAGTAAACGCGCATTTAGCCGTCAACCCGGTTTACTGCGCATGGAGGGAACATGGGTCAGAAAACGCCCAAAACCCAGACGGTCACAACCAAGACCGAGCTGGACCCGGCGACGAAGGCTTGGCAGGGCACGCTATCCGGTATCGGCAGCACGCTCTACGGCCAAGGGCCTTTGCAATACTTCGGCGGCAACACGGTCGCCCAGTATTCGCCGGAAACCAACCAAGCGCTCGATATGATGAAGACGCAGGCTGCAGGAGGCGCTCCAAACTACGAGCTGGCCCAGCAGTCAGCGGCGCAGAACCTCTCAGGCTACAATCCCGCGATGGGCGGCGCGGCGATGTTCGCGACAGGTCAGAGCGCGCCGCAGCAGCAGCTCGACCAGTTCGGCATGGGCAGCGTCAACCCGTACATTGATCGCGCCTACAGCAACGGCGCGCGGCACGTCACCGACAGCATGAATGCGCAGTTCGCAAAGTCGGGAAGGTTCGGTGCAAACGCCGCCTACGGACAGGGCATGGGTAACGCTCTGGGCGACCTCTACACAAACATCGCAATGCCAGCTTACGAAAGCTCGGCTAACCGCGCGCTCTCGGCTGCGGGCACGAACCTGCAGTCACAGATGCAGGGCCTCGGCATGTACGGCGATATGTTCCAGCAGGGCGCGCAGAACTCGATGAACCAGCAGCAGCTGCTCGCGGGCCTCTACAACTACGGCTCGATGCCAGCGCAGCAGATGGCGCAAGTCGGCGGCGCAATCGACTCGCAGAACCAAGCCAACATCGACGCAGAGAAGGCGAAGTGGGACTTCAACCAGATGGCCCCGTGGCAGACCGCAAACATGTACGCGGGCCTCATGTCGGGCATGCCGGGCACGACCAACTCGTCGCAGACATCTCCGGTCCAGCAAAGCAACAAGCTGATGGCCGGTCTCGGTGGGGCGGCCTCTGCATTCGGCGCAAGCGGTGGCAATCCGTGGATGGCCGCAGCAGGCGGTCTCGCTGGCCTGTTCGGAGGGTGATGTCATGAACAACCAATTCGGTGGCGGACGCGGTTTCCTCGGAAGAATGCAGCCGCCAACAGCTGCACCCTATGGCGCAGGCGCAGGCGCGCAGGCGCTTAACTCATCGTGGCAGCGAGGGACACCGCTTGATTACAAGCCGGGTCTCGACAGGGGCATCCCAACGACCGCTGGCTTCGCGCAAGGGCTTGCTCTTCCCGGCCCCGACGCAAAGGGCGTCAATCCGCTCGTGCCAACCGGCTCATACGGCATGAGCGACTCCGATACCGCCGCCATCGGCATCGGCCTGAACCTGATGAAGCAGTCGCAACCACAGCAGCAAGCACCTCTGCCGCCCGTGCCTCAGCAGAATATGTACGCATACCGTGGCCAGTATGCTGGTCTCAATCCGCTCGGGCTTCAGCAGCCGACCGCGCAACCGTATTACAGAGGGAAGCTCTGATGGGATTGCTTCGTCATATCGGCAGGATGATCCCGCGTGGCTCCGCGCAGGGAGTCGCTGACAATTTCCTGTCGGGCGTTGGCGGCGGCGTCATCGGTGGTGGACTTGGTGCAGCGCTTGGCGGTGATGACTCGATGGTACCCGGCGCGCTGTCGGGTGCAGCGTTTGGCGCGGGCGCTCACGCCATCGTGCCGCTTCTCATCAAGGGCGCGCGCAAGCTGTTCGGGCCGATGAGTGAGCAGGACTTGGCGAAGATCATCTCGCAGATGAATGACGAAGAAATCGCCAACATCGCCAAACATGGATACGACGACCCGCGCCCCGTGCGCCGCGCCTTTGGCCCCGGTGGAGACTTTGGCCCACGCGAGCCAAATCCGCTCGACACAATGACGAATAACCAGCTCGCTCGCGAGAAGATGCGCAGGGGAGATTACTGATGCCGTTCATCCCTGATGATAAGTACCAGAAGATGCTGCAGCAGATGCAGGCGTCTTCGTATGGAAACGCACCAGCACAGCCGGGGATGAATCCGTTCACGGCTGGACCGCGAACAATCATGTCGCCATACCAGCCGCAGAAGTCGTCTCCAATTCCACAGCCACAGATACCGTGGACCGCTGGAATGCCGGGGATGCAGTCGCCGCCTCAGCAGCGCCCGGCGCCGCAGCGCACGGGGCAGCGCCCCACTCCAACGCCAATCAATCCGCTGAACATTCCGATGCCGCCACGGGGCATCCCAACGACTGCTGATTTTGCGCAAGGGCTTGCCCTTCCCGGCGTCGACGATTCATCAAGCGCTTACAGCGACCAGCTCGTCGCCGCGAACGGCCAGATGCCCGCTGGTGGGTTTCAGAACGATCCGGCTGCTGCTGCCTACCCCGGCGCGAGCGGCTTCCAGCAGGGCACTGGGGTCGCGCGCCAGCCGCAAGCGGGCGAGAAGGCCACGGGCGATACCGCGCAGGCGCAGGGCACTGAGGGCGCATTCGGTCTCGGCTTCAACAACATGGACTGGATTCGCCTTGGCGGCTCCCTGCTCGCCGGTTCGCAGCCGGGCGGTGGCGGATGGGCCGCGCCTACGGAAGCGCTCGGCCAGATCACGGGCGAGAAGGAAAACAAGAAGCGCTACGACACTGAGCAGAAGCGTCAGGTCGAGCAGGACGCGATGACCAAGGAGATGTTCGGATACGACATCAATGCGCGCAAGGCGCAGGAAGCCGAAGTCACGCGCACCAATCAGATTCGCGCGTCCACGGCTTCGGCAGCACAGGCAATGCTTGGCGAGCTGAAACCGGACGGCGATCCGAACGAGCGTCGTCTGCTGGAACTCGCCGTGAGAGACCCCGACAAATACAGCAATGTTCTTGAGTGGCAGCTCAGCGTTGCAAAAGACAACAAAGACTACGACCGCAGTGTAGCCCTTACAAACCTTAAGGGACGACTGGACGCCAACGCCGCCTACGCTGAGCGCGTCTGGAAAACTACAGAAGCCCAGAAGGACCGCGACACACAGCTGCAGGTTGCTGACTTCCGGCGCACTGATCCAACGGCGACTGTTCGCGGTCGTGCAGACATGGCGCGTATTCAGCCGTGGTCAGAAGCGGCCAACACGGCAGTGGCTCAAACGCTCCCGCGCATTCAGCGCATGCGCGAAATCATGACTGAGCTTGGCAAACGGAATGGAGTCAACCGACCCATTGACGCAGACTCTCGCGTTACACTGGCGCAGTGGGGGCTAGACGACAAAGTCTCGCAAGGGCTCATGCAGGAGTTCGCGGACCTGCAGCGCGGCTTCGTGCTCGAAGAAGTTCAGAAGCTGAAGCCTGCATCCAACGTCGACTTGGCGATGGTTCAGAAAACGCTCGTTGGTCCCAACACTGAAGTTGCCGCCGCCACACGCATGTTCGACAACATGGAGAACGAGCTGAACCGTGGAGTCAATTACTACAACGGCATGGTCAACTGGATGGATAAAGGTTGGAGCATTGATGGCCTGAATGACAAGGGCCAGACGCTCAATCAAGCGATGGGTCCGCCGCCCAAACCTGTCAGTTCTACAGCTGCGCTTTCACCGCTAGCCTCGTCCACGCCGCCAGATACCAACGCCATCTGGATGCTCAGGCAAAATCCAACGGCAGAAAAAAAGAAAGAGTGGGATGAGGTTTTTGGCCATTACGCCAAAGCCGATGATGTTCTCAACCAGCTGAATGGCAAGGGCGCGGCCAGCACCACGTCCACGAGGTCGTCCACGCCGCCTGATGCAGCCGCAATACTCGGGCTTCGACAAAACAACACGCCCGCAAATCGCAAGAAGTGGAACGATATGTACGGCGACTACATGAGCGCTGACGTGGCGCTTGCTCGGCTAGGTTACTAATCGGAGGGCGTCATGGCTTTCAATTCGTTTTCGCAATTCGCGAACAAGAAACAGAATGTGCCAGACGCATGGGAGGCGCTTGCCTCTGGTGCGGGTGACGCATTGACGTTTGGATGGGGCGACGAAGCGCTCGGTTTCGGCGCGGGCCTGCTTGGCATGAATGGGGCTGACGTGACCGACTGGTCGAGGCGCCAGCAGCAGCGCGCTCAGGCGTATGAGCCCGGCTACTTTGCCGGTGGTCAGGTCTTGGGCGGTATGGCTGGCGGTATGGCTGGCGGCGCGGCTATTCGCGGTCTGGGTCTGGCTGCAAATCTTGGCAAGAATGTCGGCCTTCTCGGTCGCGTCGCAACTTCGGCTGCGACGGGCGCTCTTGGCGGCGGCGTCTATGGCGCAGGCTCTGCGGAAGACCCAAACCGCCTCGAAGGCGCGATGGGCGGCGCGCTCATCGGCGGCGGGTTTGGAGCAGGCGCGCGCGTTGTTGGCGCAGGTCTTGGTCACGCTTATCGCGAAGGCGTTCGCCCGGCTCTCAGCTCTTCTGAGCGCGCGGCAAAAGTCCTCGCCGAGATGGGCGGTCGTTATGGCCAGACGCCACAGGCGCTTGAGGCTGCGGCCAAGGCAGCAGCGCCCAACGCAACCATGATGGACGTTCAGAAGGGCGGCGTGTCCCTCGTGATGGGCGCGGCGTCTCGACCGTCAGCTCAGAAGGAAGTGTTCCGTGAGGCGCTCGACAAGCGCAACAACGGGATGGCCGAGACGGCTGCGAAGGGCTTGTGGCATTCGGCTGCGGTCAAGCGGATCGACGCGGGAGACCGCATCAGCGATCTGGCCGACCTGAAGAAGCTGATCGATTACTCAGACATCGACTCGATGCAGATCGAGCCCAGCCTGATGGCCAAGGATTTCGTCGCTCACCACCTGCGTTCGGAGAGCAGCCCATTCAAGGGAGCGATTGCGGACGCAGTTGAAGCCGTTCGCGTCGACAACCCGAATGTTGTCGGCCTTCGCATTGTCGGCGACCAGTACACGCTCGGAGATGTCATCCAGTTTCCGAAGTTCTGGCGCACGCTCTGGACAAATGTGCGCGAGAATGTCGCCGATGCAAAACACACCGTTCGCGTCACGGGTCAGGGCCGCGACGCCCTTCGTCGCATCACCAACGACTCCTCCAATCTCAGGAAGGAGATCGGCGGCATCCTTGGCGCAAAGTGGGAAGCCAAGCAGTCAGCGTATCGCGCCCTTGCCGATGAGCAGGAGCAAATCCGCTTCGGCTATGACTTCATGAAGCAGACCCTCAACAATGGCGACAACATCAACGTCGGTGAGTTCGTCAGCGATTTCGCCAAGCTCTCGAAAGAGCAGAAGCGCTGGGTTCGTCAGGGCGCTCTGGCGCGCGTCGAGAACGTCATGGACATGGCCGACACACAGTCGGGCCGCGCTGATGTGCTGCGCTCCATTCTCGGAACGAAGGCCAAGATCGGCGTCCTGAACACCGTCATCGGCGGCAAGACCGCTTCCGGGGCGATGGACATGCGGACGCGGTTCGCAAAGCTGCTTCCGAAGCTGGAGCAGCAGCGCGAGTATTTCGAGAACAGCGTCAATTCGAGGATTGGCGTCGGCTCTCCCACTGCAGACAAGCTGGCCGCTTACCAATCCCAGATCGCGCAGACGAACCCGATGCAGGGATCAAGCGGCATTCTCAATGCGCTGTGGCAGCTCGTCACCAAGCCGAGAGCGGACAAGTTCGACGAAGCCGTCTCCAATCACATCCTCTCCGCGATGCAGCGCAATCCGACAGAGATTATCGCCGAGATCAACGCTGCGGGCGGCGTGGACAAGTGGGCCAAGAACATTGGCACCCTTGCTCGCATCAACGGCGGCTCCATTGGCCACACGCGGCCAAGCGTGCAGGCGCTCGCAGCTGCGCGTCAGATGGAAAACCAGAACTTCCGCCAGAGGAATTTCCAAGACGCTCTCACCAATGGCGTCTTCTTCGGCGTCGGCGGCAACACGCTCGCGAGTGGTGGTCAATAATGGACCCCAAATACGTCGGCATGCTCTTCGTGCTGGCTGGGTGGGGGATTGGCGGACGCATCGGCTGGCATCTCATGGATCGCCACATCAAGCGCCGCAACGCCGCTCGCGAAGCGACCATGAAGAACATCACACCACGCAGGGAGAACTAGATGGCTCAAGGCCCGCAGGACTGGTCTCTCACAGCTGGCAGTAACGGCACGGCTGACGCAAACATCAACTGGGCCGAAGGTCAGCTCGGGCCGACCGTGAACAACTCTGCGCGCGCGATGATGTCGGCGATCAGGGCATACACGAACACCATCGGCGGCGGTGTCACGTATGGCGGCGCGTCCAATGCCTATACCATCACAAATGATGGTGTCGGTGCGTGGACCTCACTCACCGCTCCGCGCCTTGTCCTGCTCAAGGCGAACCACACCTGCTCTGGCGCATCCACGGTGGCGGTTGACGGTCTCGCGGCCACGGCCATCACCAAGAACGGAACGACGGCGGTTGCGTCGGGAGACATCGTCTCAGGCACGTTCTACTGGCTCGCCTATGATGGAACGCGCTTCCAGATTGTTGGCGATCCCGCCACATCAACAGCGTCGCTACAGCCGCTCGACGCAACGCTGACGGCCCTTGCTGCGCTCACAATCGCCAGCGGCAAGATCATCAAGGGCACGGGCGTCGACACGTTCTCGACAATCGACATCGGCGCGATGGGCGAGACGATCCTTGCCACGGCGAACGAGGCGGCTTTCAAGACTGCAACCAACCTCACGATTGGCACGAACGTCCAAGCCTATAACGCAAATACTGCTGTCACGAGCACCGCAGCGACATGGTCTGCAGCGCAGTCGATCCGGGTCAAAGTCAGCTCGGAGACGACAGGTTCAATCACAGCAGCAAACAGCGCGAACGCATCCGTGCTGTGCAGCGGCGGCATCACGCTTGACAACGCCATCTTCACTGCAGGAGACATCACAGTATTCGACAGCAACGGCGCGGCGCGCACATTCACACGCGGGGCCAGCGTGACGATGTATGTCAACGGCACAAACTCCGCGACCGCCACGCTGGCGATTGACCAGACCGGAACGGCTTACTGGCGAACAGCTTCAGTTGTTGTTTTGTCAGGGGGCTTCTCATGAGCCTTCTTCTAGCTGCGGTAATAGGTGGCGGGCCGCGCGTACTCATCAACGATACGTCCATTACGGACATTCGCTCGGGCGTCTCGGCGACGGCAACCTACACCCTCACTAACACCGGTCTGGTGCAGACATTTACATCGGGTTTTGGAACCGCCACGTTTCAAAACTGGATCAACCCGACTGGTGCTGCGGGGGCGGCTTACGAAGCGTATGTGACGAACAGCGGCGACGCGCTGACATCCGGCACAGAGGCGACGTGGCTACCGCTCAACACGACACGGGCGTGGTCAGTCACAAAGTCGGGGCCGACCGGCGCCGTGTTCCCGGTCCTGTTCGTCCAAATTCGACGCGCTTCGGATTTGGTTGTGCTGAGCACAGCCAACATCAGCATGGCCGCAGAGAAAGCATAGGAGCCCGTGATGACAGATAATATCTGCGCAGAGCTTTCCATCAGGATGGTCAATGCGGGCTGGCCCCGCGCGGACATCCAGAAGATCGGTCGCCTCTATCAGGTCTCCGCAACGGACCCTCATGGGCGCGAGCACGGCGGCGCGCGCGAGGATGTCGATAGTCTCGTGGAATATCTCGTTGGCATTGGCGCGTTTGCGCCTGTCGTTCCAGAGCCCGCGCCAGTCGCGGTATCGGAAGAACTCGCGGCCCTTCTCGCTGAAGACGAAACAATCAGCGATGGCAAAAACAGACTGCTTCGCGAATATGATTCACTCACGCAAAAACTGCTCGACGACAAATACGAAATGGGCCGGGCTGAGACGGATCGCCATGAGGCGATTTCTGCCATTCTGCTTGAGTTGAGGAAGTAATGTCGGACATGATGGGGCAGGGGCCTAACTACTTTGCGGCTGTAGCCGATCTTGCGCGGGATGTTGGCGGGGTTTCTGCCCAGATCAACGAGCGGGTCACATACAAGGAGTTGATGGCGCAAAACACACAACAGCGCCATGAAATCACAAACCGCATTGATAAGGTCGAAGAGCATTTATCCGAGACTGTTCGGCAATCCGTGAGCGCTATTGAGACGCGGATGGAGGGGCTTACGCAGCGCCTCGAAGCTCTTGCAACAGCTGTGGCAAACAGCAACCCAGTTCCCGGTGGTGGGGGCAGCAGAGTCTTCATGGGCTCTGTCGCTACTACGGTTGGAGCTGCTGTTGCCGTCGCCGCTTATCTGCTGCTGCGAGCCTTCGGAGTACATATCCCATGAACATTTTCAAAGCTGTCGGAACACGCCTTGATAGCGTGACCGCGACTACTTTCATTCGCACCGCCGACAAGGGTGTGATGGTCGCGCTCGGGCTGTGCATTCTTGTTGTCTACATTCTCGATGCGATTTTCTTCGGGTCACACGCCGACCAGTGGTGGCTTGTTCCCGTGTTCGTGCTGTTTGGCATTGGCCTACGGACGCTCGCCATCTGGGCTGCAGTGATGCTGCAGGCCATGCGCGGGAAGAAGGGTATCGGCCTTGCCCGCACGTCGTGGCGCCTGCTGTGGTGGGGCACGGTTATCGCATGCGCCTTCTCGGCTGTGTCGTTCTTCGCTGCCGGTCACGCAAGCAAAGAGCGCGCTGCAGGCATCATTGGCCAAGTCGAGGGTGTCGCTGTCGATAGTCAGGCAAGCAAGATTGAGCGCCTGACAAAAGAGAAAGCAGCGGATCGCGAGAACACGAAAGAGCGTATCGCAGCTGCGCGCCGCTCGATGGACCTTGTGCTCGACGACGGCAACTCCAAAAACGACGATGTCAGCCAGTACGAGAAGAATATCGCGCAGTACATCGTTGACAGCGAAGCTCGCCAGAAGGACTTGGACGCGCAGATCGCTGCGGCAGAAAATACAACCGAGACAGCGCGCACGGATGCCAAGGTCAAGGAAGCCGAGACACCATCGACATGGGCTGTGTTCTCGTTTGCGGCCAAGCGCACTGGAACGTCGGAGCAGGACTGGTCTGACTTCGGCCTGCTCTTCTTCGCCCTCCTGCTGGAGGCAATCGTCGCCTTTGGCCCCGGCGCTTACTACGACCTGCACCGCCACTTCGTCGGCATGGTGCGCCGCCTCATCGCTCAGGAAGCGGAAGAAGCGGCAATCATGGACGAGGAGATCGCCGAGAGCGAGGCGCGTGTTGCAGCATCGCGCGCCAAGGCCAAGGCCCTGCGTGATGCCGCAGAGAAGCCAGACACGGCAGACAAGCCCGAAACCAAAGACCCCCTCGTCGAGGAGAAGGTCGTTGTCGTCGTCAAGGAAGAGCCCCTCACGACCGAGCAGCAGCGCGCTCGCAAGGGTGGACAGGCATCGCAGCACAAGCGCCGGGCCGAGAAGAACCAGAAGAAAATTCCCGTGACTGATGACCGCAACGAAGACGAAATGTTCTTCGATGACGGCGATGATTACGAGGACGAGCCCGAAGTCAAAGAAGAGATCAAAGAGAAAGAAGTCGCATGAGTCTGACAGTCGGGATTGACCTTGGAACGACAAACTCGTGCGTCGCTTTTCACGATGGTCGCGAAGCATCTGTCATCGCAACTGCAGAAAACCTGCGCGTGATGCCATCCGTCATTGCTTTCAAGGAAAACGGAGAGCGCCTCGTTGGACGCTCAGCGCTGACCCAGTCACGCTCGAACTCGGCCTTCAGCTACTTCAACACCAAGCGCTACATGGGCGAGCGCTATCACGACGGCGAAGACCACGGCATCCAGTTTGCCGAAGGCGAAGACGGCATGATCTGGTTCCGTGGGCCGAATGGCCTGATCTCTGCGCCAGAAATGTCGAGCTATCTCATTTCGGCAATGCTTGACGCAGCAGAGGCTCGTCTTGGTGAGCGTCCAGACCGGGCTGTCATCACCATCCCGGCCAATTTTGGCGATGCCGCATCTCAAGCGACAAAACTCGCAGCCCAACTTGCTGGCTTGAAGGAAGTGGTTCTTCTTCATGAGCCTACCGCCGCTGCTATGGCGTATGGCGTTCTGCACCAGAAATTTACCCGACTGGCGATCTACGATTTCGGCGGAGGTACGTTCGATATCGCGCTGATGGATGTCGGCAAGGGCGAGCACACCACTGTCGAGACCAACGGCACGCGCCATCTGGGCGGGGCCGACTTCGACAGTCGCATCGTCGAGTACGCGCGGACGGAGTGGAACAAGAGCCATCCCGAAGACCTCACTGGAGATGTGCTGCCGCGCGTGCGTGACGCTGCAGAGCAGGCGAAGATTGCGCTCTCCTCCCAGAACGAGACCAATATCTCGGTGCGCTTCGCTCACACGTCCGAGCGCGGCCACCATCACATGAACGAGGTTCTGACCAAGGACCAGCTGGAGAACATGACAGCGGACCTGATCGAGCAGACGCTGGCGACATGCCAGCGCGCGCTGACCTCAGCAGGACGCACGCGCGATGATGTGGACGAGGTGATCCTTGTCGGCGGCATGACGCGCATGCCTGCGGTCGCCACGGCGGTCGAGAAGTTCTTCGGGAAGAAGCCGCGTAAGAACGCGCTCAATCCTGAAGAGGTGGTCGCCATCGGCGCGGCCACATACGCTGCCGTGCTCGACAATCGTGCGCGCTTCAATCTCGACGACCGCACGTCGTTCTCGTTCGGCATTCGCGCGTCTGGAAATGCATTCTCGCGCGTCATCCCGAAGGGCTCAACCTATCCCGTGGACAACACCGTGCTGATTACCAGCAGCGAGGACGATCAGGAAATCTGCACCATCCACATCTACGAGGGTGAGGATCACCGGGCCAACCAGAACAACAGGCTCGGTCACATGCATGTGCCAATCGAGCCCGCACCAAAGGGCGTCGCAACCATCGAAGTGAAGTTCTCACTCGACGAAAATGCGCTGCTCCGCGTCGATGGACGCATTCCCGGTGGCGACCTGTTTCCCATTTATGAGGGCAAGCCGAAATGAAGACAGGTCCAGACGGTCTCAGACTCATCACCACCTTCGAAGGGAAGCCGCGCCTGTCGGCTCGCCTGTGCGAGGGCGGTCGGTGGGAGCTTGGCTATGGCTGCACGTTCTGGCCCCCTTCGGAGGGCTATCCAGACGGTCGGCCTGTGCGCGAAGGTCAGACGATCCTGCCGGATCACGTGCAGCCCTTGCTTGCTCATGCGCTGCACACCTTCGAACAGGTTGTGAATAGCCGCGTCACGGTCGAGCTGACGCAATACCAGTTCGATGCCCTCGTGGCCCTCGTGTTCAATATCGGGGATGCCCAGTTCGCCACCAGCTCGGTGCTGCGCCTCACGAACGAGCGCCGCTTCGAGGATGCCGCCCGAGCGTTCGGGATGTGGACGAAGGCGACCTCTGAGGTGGACGCCAACGGCAACCATTGGCGTGGCCCCAGCGGCGAGCCATGTCGCTATACCAGAGCCCTCCGGGGCCTCCTGAGACGGCATTACGCTGAGGGGTGCGTGTATTCCGGTTTCGACTTCGAGGAAGCCTGCGCGGACGACGCGATTTCCCTGCGATCCGAGAAGCTCTGGGACGAGCCCAACAACCGCTGGCACGACCGCGTCCTGTGGGACCAGACCACGCCATTTGGTCAGGTTCTGGAGACGGCCCGCAAGCACCCCCTGCCAATGCTCCTCACAGAGCCCGCAGGGAGCGTCACCGTGATTATGGACGCTGCGCCGCCCCCGGCCCCGAAACCCGCACCAGTGGTCACGCCAGCCCCAATCCCGCGCTATCCCGCCGCCCCGATGCCTCCGCCTGCGGTGACGGTCGCCACCAAGGCGGCGCCTAAGCCCGCCCCGGCCCCTACCCCCATCTCGCTCCCGGTCGGGACCAAGTCGAAGAGCCCGAACACGGTTCAGCCGTCTGAGGTGCCGTACAAGATCGACCCCAACGCAGGGCTCAAGCCGCTGGAGGAGTCCGATAGGGCGAAGGGCTATGTCGTTCAGCAAGTGGGGATCAGCGTCATTCGTTTGGGCGCGCTCGGAATGTTCGGATCGACCGTCCAAAGCGGCGCTCAGGTTCTGCAGGGAGACCCCGTTCTCAGCAACATGGTGCTGATAGCCTTCGTTGCGGCAGGCGTTGCAATCGTCGGCTTTACCATCAAGACCTATGGCGACTGGAAACGGAAGCGCGCTGAGAAGGCGGCTGTGCAGGCCCTTTTTTAAAAACGTGCGCGGCGAGACCGTCGAAAAATACGCGAGATTTGGCCTTGGGCTACACCGTATCTCAGTGCCAGCTCTTTTTGCGTGATGTCGCCACGCGCGCATGCGCGACGAATTTCCACGACCTGCTCGTTTGTCAGTTTCGCGGATGGGTGACGCTCTCCAAAAAGCTCGGTCCCGTGTTTTGCCCGGTCCCTCTGATTCTGAGCTGCTGTCGCCCAGCGAAGATGATGAGGACTGATGCAGCCAGTGTGACCCTTGCCGCACCGATGCGCGGCTTCGTGATCTGGCGACGGCGCTGGCCCGTGAACACGCTCGCAGATAATGCGGTGAACGTACCTCGGCTTTGGCCCAGCTTTTATTTTTGCGTACCCGTATCCATCCCGAGAAAACGGCCACACCACGCAAGCCCGTTTGTTTTTTGTGCGAAGCGCCGCCTCAATAAATTCTGGGGCAGCTCCTCGCGCTGTTCCTCCGCCGAGGGGATCATCGTATTTTAACCACCTGCGATAGTGCGGCTCGCACCATCCTTTCTTTTTCGCCGGACTATCGCATCTACTGACGGCGCAGATTTTGATAGGTGACGCCATGTTTGCAGCCGCTCTTTTCAAGTTCTTCGATTTCGTCGCCCGACACAAATGGGCGCAAGTAGTTATAGTTGGTATAACGACAATCGCAACTCTTGGTCTTTACCTCGCGTGGCGTGACAACAACGTGCGTCAGAAAGAGCGTCAGAGTCAGAAAATTGAACAGGCACGAGAGCAGGCCCGCATTGCCGAGCATCGTGTGGAGCTGGAGGAAATACGAACCGATGAAATACTTGAAGCTGAGCGTGCCGCTGATGCTCATGTTGTCAGTTCTACTATTGACGAGTTGCGCGCACGAGACCCCTCGCTCGCCGATCTCGTATATGGCCCTGCTCGACGAGGAAATAGCGAAGCAGAAGGCAGCTGACTGCGCGCTCTTCAAACCCAAACCCATACCCGAGACAGCCCCGCTGGAATGGCGCCAGCATGCGGAGGCTTTTGCCGTGAAATGGCGCCAATACTGTCAGGAGGGCTGAGCCCATGAAGTTCGAAGTCACGCTGGATAACGCTCTCGACGTTATTGGCACGGGTGCCGCTGCTTACGCGGCCTATTCACTCGCAGGCGGAAATCCGATTCCGGGCTTCCGCGAGTTTGTGCCGCTCATCGCGGCGCTTGCGGTCGGCGTCTTTGTCTGGCGTCTCGTCCGCAAGAACAACAACAAGGTATAGCCCGAAAGGGCATCGGATCGGACTGCCGATCTGCCGAACGCCTCGCTGAGGCTGAGGCGAGAATCAAGAGCCCCGGCGCTTCGGCGTCGGGGCTCTTTTTCTGTTCATGGCTTCTTCGGAAATGCGCGCTTTGGCCACGTCGTTTTCTGCTTCGAGAATCCGCGCGACTGGATTGACCCGCTCTTCTCGCGCCCCTTCACGACGGCGAACCGCTTCACGCTCGCAGCCTCGCTGGTCTCGCGATGTCCCGCGCGCGCGTTGCATAGGTAGGCCCAGAGGGCGACGTTCTCGGACGTGTGCTCGCCATGCGATCCGCGCGCCAGTACGTGAGCGATGACGGCATAGAGCGGCGGCGGATTGGCCCAATCCCATTTGGTCTCCACGTCGAGCGCCTGACCGCAGCCGCAGCCGCAAATCCCGGCCTGCGCCTCCCACAGCGCTTCCACGTCGACCTTCTCCGCAGGCAGACCGCGCGCCAGTGTCTCACGACGCTGGCGCGCTTCCGCCAATCTAAGGCGCTTCAGGACGCTGCTGGACAGCGGCTGCATCAGACACCCTTCATCACTTTCTGAATGGTCTCGAAGGCGTTCTTGTACTGGTCGCGCTCCATTTCCATCTCCACCATCTTTTCAATCGCCTCGTCTCGCTCTGCCACTGCTCGCGCAAGGCGCTTCTCAATGACTTTCTCGACCGCAGTGAAAATCTGGTCGCGCAAGTTATCGTTGAGACTGACATCGGCAACCTTGGACTTAGCGCCGGTCCTGACGGTTTCGAGAACGCTGTTTTTGCGGCGGAGCTGATAAAGTCCCTGAGCCACGGCCTCTTTGTTTGTGATGTGCCCAGCAACTCCAAGCGTCGCAACAATTTCTTCCCAGCTGCCGCCAGCGCGCAACACGATGTCGGCCCAGCGCGCTCGCTTTTCTGCAAACGCCGCATACTCGCCAGTTTTCTTGCCGCCCTTTGTCTGCGCACCTTTTGCACATTCAGGAATAGACGGGACTTCCCAGCCTTTGACGTTTGGCGCGTCTGGGCGAGTTAGCGGAGGCGCCGTCATCGTCATGGCGCTCTCTTCGTCTTTCTGGACAAGGCGCGGCGGTGCGTGCGTCTTCACTTCGACAGCTTCCGTCGTCTCGACTTCAGGCTCTTCGACCATCCAGCCCATCGTGTTGAACATTCGTCGAATGTCCGCGCCTAAGTTCAACAGCGAGCGTGTGTCGCTTGGCGTTGAGGGGATTGCCCACTTTCGGCTGCGCTCACCCTTCTCAAAAACCAGCTTAGGGTGTGAGCCGCCAAAATCGATCCCAACCTTCACGCCTCGTCGCGCCGCGAACGTGTCGATGTTCTCGGCGAAGTCACGCACGTCCTTGTTTGCTAGTTGACCAAATTTAGACACTACAATCTCCGTTCTGCTCTTGCTGTTGCCTCTTGAGAGTGGTTCTCCCACGCCCTCATTCTCAGATACTCAAGTTTCACTTTGGCCAAGTTCGCGGCCTGTCGCGCAGCGACCATGCTCCGAATGTATTTTTCCCAGCGCTCCTCTGCCTTCACCAGCTTCTCAGCCTTGTTGTCCGCAATGTCTCCGTACTGCGACTTCCACTGAGCCAACGTCGTCGTCTTCAGCTCTTCGAGAAGATCAGCCGCCGCCTGTTTGTCGACCCAGTCCTTCGCCGCGAGCCGGTAGAGTTCGCTGAACGGCTGCTCGTTAGACATCCGCCGCCTCCGCGTCGCGCAGACGCTGCTCAGCATCGTCGAGCAGCTTTTTCAGGACGAGCGCATCGTTGCCAGCGTCCGCCCAGTAGCGGCGGAACGACTCTGCATTGGTCGAGCGGAACTGCTTCACTTCGAGCAGGTGCCTGTCAGAGTGCTGCAGCCACGCTGCAACGCGGTCGAACAGGGCGCCGGTTGAGACGATCTCCAGAGGTGAGCCCAGCTCCCACTGGAAGGCGTAGCCACTTTTGGGTGAGCCCAGCTTGCGCAGCCGCTCATCGGCAGCGGCTTGATCGAGAACCTCCGTTGCCGTGCCCTCGATCACGTCGGAGCGGTCCATCTCCTCTTCGGAGTAGACCATCGACAAGTCTTCCGGCCAGCCCTTGCGAAGCGCCTGAGCTTCGGCGCACTTCGCCAGCATCAGGCGCGGCATCTTCTGCCAGTTTTGTGCGAGCTTTTCCTTGCCTGATGGTTTGCGCCTGCCGGTCTCTGGATCGTCAACCCAGTCCTGCTCGACCGGCGCAAACTCATCCCAGTAGGCCGTGCCGACAATCCGGTGCTTCTCGCCGTTGATGATGCGGAAGCAGCGCACGGTCGCGCTCTCGATGCCAAGCGGATTGGTCGCCGGGTTCTTCTCACAGGACGTGAAGGTCGGAGCTTCGTCGTCAGGGAGATAGTCGTTCTGGCGCGCAGCGATGGCGCGTAGTCCGCCGATCTGCGTGACCACAACCATGTTGCGTTTCTTCGGATCGTTCTTGGAGTAGACCCGTGCCGTGATCTGGCCCTTGAAGGGCGACAGGCCAAGCATTCGGCTTTGCTCGACGAACAGGTTGAACTCGTCGTCGTTAGTATCCTTGGCGTAGCTCCGCTTGATGATCTGGAGCTGGGGCGAGGTGTAGGCGGTGACGGCGGTGCTCATTAGGCAACCCGAATGTTGAGGGATTGAAAACCGTTGCTCAGTGTCGCGCCGGGGATTTCCTCGACCGGCAGACGCTCATCCTCTGGCTTGGCCAGCTCTTCAGCAAGCCTTTGCGGGATTGCATCGAGGTCTTTCTTGAGGAGCTTTTTGTCGAGCTTCGGATCGCCCTGCACAAAGTATTTGGCCGGTATCATCGCTTCATCCGTGATGATGACGGAGGGCGCTCGGTTAGAGAGGAAGAACGTCGCCTCCGGGCGCTCGATCTTGTCTCCATAGACCATCAGCGCCGCTTCGATCTTGGCGCGTCGCCAGCCTATGCGCTCTTCGACGCGAGACTGTCGGGCCTTCAAGTTGGCTACCCGCTTGTCAATGCCGTCGATGATCTCCTGATCGGCACTGATCGAGTCATAGATCGCGTCGATCATTTCGAAGAGGCTGGTCTCTCCTTCGACCATATCGTGAAATAGCTCGGCATCATTTGCGTCGCTTCCAAGAACTTCCCGTAAGGTCTTCGCGGCCAACGCCTGTGCGGCGATTTCGGCCTCTGGTGAACGTGTCGATTTCTTCGCCATCTGCTTCCTCTTTTGGCAAAAAGTTAGCCAGCACAATTTGCAAAATTGCGACCGGCACTACGAGTACAGTCATGAAAATATATGGAGACTCAAACAGAGCCTGCAATAGAAACATCGGTTCAGCCCCCCCGGCTTTTTACGGCTTCTCAGTGAGCTTGCCGTCGACCATCACCAAGTCCCAGTCTGGGTACTCACCATCGCCAACGCGGCGCAGCTGAGCTGCTGCGCGCTCTTTCGAGATGTACCCCGGCGAGCCCGGCAGTGAGTGAACATGCGCGTCACGGCGCAATGGCATGCACAGCATCATCGCCGTGATGAAGTCGATGCCCAGCCGCCGCTGCAGCTTGCCGATGTCTTCCATGCCGATATCCGGCTGGATGTGACGAGTGGTGTCGCCAGCGTCGGCCAGTATGTGACCGGCGATGCACGACGGCTGGCCATCAGCGTGAAATTGCTGCGCCATGCTGAACGTCTCCGACTTTTCAATCTGGTCGGCGACTCGATAAGCGATTTCGCGATTTGCCATGTTTGTCCTCCTATGCGAGTTGTTGTAAACTCAGGTGACGGCTGGCGTCAACCCCGCTTGCGATGTATGGCGTGCCGCGTGTATGTACACCGAGTTGACTTTGGAGATGTTGATGGCGAGAAGCCCGAAGAAGGTAATCAAGACAAACGAGACCGCTGGCTTGCGCCAGTTGAAGGCGTGGCTCGAAAAGAAAAAGCTGAGCCCTTCGGAGGGCGCAGCCGAGATTGGCGTCTCGCGCCAGCTGTTCCACAAATGGCTGAAGGGCGGGCAGCTGGAGCGTACTTCTGCGCTTCTGATCGAATCAAAACTGAAAATCCCGGCCAACGACTTTTTCACAAACTAAAGAGGAGAGACGTGTGACTTCGTTTACGAAAATCATCGAGGACATTCGCGACGGCGATCTGCTGGAGCAGTGCTCCAACGACTTCGCCGATCTGATTTCAGCCGTCACCGAGACGCGCAAGGGCGGGGCGTTTTCGCTCATGCTCAAGGTGCGCCCGAACGGCGAGCGGGGAGTCGCCATCTCGGCGACGATCAAGACGACCGAGCCGAAGCCCAGTATTGGCGAGGCGATGTTCTTCACAGACGGAACGAACCTGCTGCGGCGTGATCCGCGCCAGATCGATATCGAAGACGAACTGAAGCGCAAGCGTGAGCAGCGCGACGAGAAGAGGGAGATCGGCCAGTGATTGATGTAACCGCAGTAATTGACCTTGCGCGCGAGGCAGAGCGCCGCGCCGTGATGATCCAGCAGACGGAAGACGGGCGCGAGTTTACCGTCGACAAGGAAGGCCAGATTGTCTGGCTGACCAACAAGGAAGAAGCGCCGCAGTACATCAGGAGCCACGTTCGGTTTTCTGAAGCCGCATCTCTGGCGGCATACGTCGCTCGCTTCCGTGAGACTTCGACGCCGCTGGTGACTGCGTCCATTAGCGAGAAGATCGTCAAGGTATCGCTCGACTACCCGACTGACGCAGGCCCTACGCGCAACGCTCATCAGGCATGGTGGCAGCTTACCGACTCGCTGGAGTTCAAGACGTGGTCGAGTGTGGCTGGCAAGTCGATGACGCAGGAGGCGTTCATGCGCTTCCTCGAAGAGAACACTGCCGAGATCGTCTCGCCGGATGCCGCTAAAATCATGGAGCTGGTCGCCGACTTCGAGGAGATCAAGACCGTGACCTTCAAATCATCGCGTCGCCTGCAGAACGGCTTGCGCGAGTTGGTCTATGTCGAGAAGGACGGTGGCGCGGGTGGTCGTGCGGCCATGCCCGAAAAGATCGAGCTGAGCATGCCAATCTTCCGTGGCGAGTCCCAGTGGGCGCTTACGGCGCTCCTGCGTTATCGGATCGATGACGGCGCGCTGAAGCTGTGGTTCGATCTGCACCGCGTTGCGTCGATCTGCGACCGCGCCTTTGAGGCAGCGGCGCTGCGCGTTGGCGGGCTGCTCAAGCTGGAGCCGATGTTCGTGCCGTAAGCCTATCAGGGGCGGGCTCAGGCTCGCCCCTGCCACTGCCGACAGGAAAAGGAGCAACGATGTCGGAGCAGGAAGTCAGAGGGGAGTGGTACGGCGTCTTCGCCAGCGACCTGCTTACCCGTCGTGCGGTGACGCTGGCGGGCATGCATCCGCGCGCCGCAGACTACATCAGACAAGCGCCAGTCATTGTGTGCGTCTCGCTGGGCTATCGTCCGGCGAGCGTGTTGAGCGCGTGGAAAGACGTGTGCAATCGCGGCGCGAAGCTCGGCGTGGTGCTCGACGCTTTTCAGATCAATCGCGGCCTGCGCGGCCTGTCGGCGCTCGCTATGGCAACCCCGCACGACACGCTTCTCGGCACGGTTTTGAGGCCGGGAAATCCATCAGCCCTTGCCCAGCAGATCGCGAACCGAACGCCAGACCTGCAGAGGATTTACCTGAACTATCTTCAAGACCTCGTTGCGATGGGCACGTCGCCCCCGGTGATAAATTTTATTGCCGAGAATATGCCGGTGGGGTGGGCGTGCGAGCCAAGTCACTTGATCGACTTCCTGCGCTCTCCCTTCGGCGCGGGCATCACCTATTACAGCCAATGGCGCGATGTGGTGTCGGGCATGAAGAAGTGGGAGGAGAGCTTCGCCAAGGAGAAGGCGCGGCACGAGGCGCGGTTCAACGAGCCGCTGACCCCGCACAAATACGTGCCGACCGAATACGTGAGCAAGAGCGGATTCACCTTCACCTTGCTGAATACGATCAACCAACTGGCGGCTGAGGGGGCGACGATGCGTCACTGCGTCGGCGGCTATGGCGGCGTCGTGAGGGAGGGGCAGAGCGTGATCTACGCTTGCTCAAAAAACGGAGATCGCGTGGGCACCGTCGAATTGGAAATGGGCAAACAGTATCTCGTCGGCCCGAAAGATGATCCCGAAACGCGATTCACATTTGTGCTGAAGCAGTTCAAGTCGCGCCAGAACGCAGCGCCGGGTTCGGACGCGATGGCGGCGGCTGGTGAGTTCGAGAGGGTGGCGTTTCAGGAGCCCGCAAAGAACGCTGCGGTGCGCGTGCCTGACTTCGAGCCGAAGCGCGCGCCTACAGAAGCGGAGCGCGCCCGTGTTGATTTTGGACGTTGGTTTAGGGGATTTCGTGAAAACAGAAATGGATAAACGGCAGGCTGAAGTTCGCGAGATTGCGAAGACCTGCGTGACGCTCCGCGATCTGGCGATGAAGATGGCGTGGCCGATGGAGACGGTGATCTACTGGAACGACCAGCTGAAGCTGGGGCTCGTTCCGGTGAAGCCCGCTCTGGGCGGGCCGCGTGAAGCGCGCGCGGTGAAGAAGCCAGAGAAGAAAAAGTAGATGGGGAACGCGAAGCGGGGCGACGCCAACCGGGACGCGATAGCGGATCGGAAGAACGATCTTTATGAGACGCCGCCAGCGGCCACACACGCGCTGATGCGGATGGTCAATCTGCCGAGCAAGGTGTGGGAGCCCTGCTGCGGGCCGGGCGCAATCGTCAACGTGATTCGCGAGAGCGGACGCAAATGTTTTGCGACTGACCTTGTGGATTACGGTTGCGTGGACTCGCTTTCAGGTGTTGATTTTTTGATGGAGCATCGGGCGCCGGGCGGTTGCGACACCATCGTTACCAACTTCCCGTACAAGCTGCATGACGCCTGCGTGCGCCACGGCCTTTCCCTCTGCTCCGTCGTGATCTGCCTGTCGCGCCTGTCCTATCTGGAGGGCGCGCGTCGATCTGATCTGATCGACGGCCACCTGTCGAAAATCTTCGTGGGCACCGAAAGGTTGCCCATGATGCACAGGCAGGGCTGGCAGGGCGCGAAAGTGAAGTCTGGGGCTATGCAGTTCGCTTGGTTCGTTTTCACGCGCCAGCGGCCACTGCAGACGATTTTAGAGCGGGTCTCGTGGAGGGGCGGTAAGTGAGCTGGCATATTGAGCAACTGGTGAGAACCCGCGTCTGCGGCAGCGCGCAGCGGAAGGCAGTGCTGCTGTCTCTGGCGAACCGCGCCAACGATGACGGCAGCGATGTCTGGGTCTCGAAAGTGCGGATCGCGGCTGAGACGGAACTGGCGCGGTCAACCGTGGTCAGCGTCATTCAGGGCTTCGAGGCCGAGGGTGTGCTGCGCGCGACTGGCAAGCGCTCCGGGCGTCGTGGGTACACGGTCGTCTACCATATATCGGTGGCGAAGATCGCAGCATTCCCAACCAGTTGGGATAAGTGTCTGAATCCGAACACTATGGATTCAGACCTTGGTGAGGAGGAGGATGACGCGGCAATAGTGTCCGCCCCGGCTACAGTATCGCCCCCGATAGTGTCCGCCCCGGCTACACTATCAAATTCCATAGTGTCTGAATCACCCCCCGATAGTGTCCGCCCGGCGGTCATGACTCTATCCTTCTTGAAACATCCTGATGATCATCCGCGTGCGCGAGAAGTTTATTCACAGGGTCTCAGAAAAAAGGTCGACCAGTGGGCGAGGCGGACCTGCCCGACTGAAGCAGCCGGTTTTGAGAAGATCGAAGCGCTGCTGACCGGCGAGACCCCCTGCACAGAGGACGACGTTGAGGCTGGGATGTTGCAGGCATCATCGTGGCTGATCGCCAGCAAGAAACGCGCGAAGTCTCTCGGATACTTCTGCAAATCAATCCTGCAAGCGCGCGACCAGCGCCTGAACCCCGCGCCAGAGCGCGCATCGAGCGGCGGTGACGAACTCGACCGCCTGCTCGCCAAGGCGAAGGGCCAAGCCCTCCCGAAAAACGGACCTGACGAACTCGACCGCCTGCTCGCCGCCTCAAGGCGCCGCGCTGCGCGGGCGCAGTAACCCCCAAAAGAGGAAATGGGAAACGATGAGAAAAAATGGCTATGAATACGCGCTGGTTGAACCGCCAATGTCGGAAGAATCAGCCCTGCGTGCGGCGAAGAAGTTCGCGAAGATTTCAGAGGTGAAGCGGGCAGTCAGTCGCCACTACGCGCTGCCACCGGGCGCACTGGAGGCAACATCGCGGCAGCGGGAGTGGGCACATCCGCGCCAGATCGCGATCTACCTTTGCCGCGTCCACACCGAAGCGAGCTACCCGATGATCGGGATGTATTTTGGTTCGCGGCACCACACGACTGCGATGTTCGCCTACCGCAAGGTCGCGTCGTTTGTGCAGCGCGACGAAATCTGGGCGTCCGAGATGAAAACTATTGCAACGAAGATTGCTCAGGAGATCGATGCCCGCCCGCCCATTCCGCGCTGGTCGGCGTCGCCTGAGCCGCTCGACGAAGATATGGTAGTTGCAAATTGAAGACTGAGAATCGCAAGAATGTTATCGCCCAGCCCCAGCCGCTCGACCGGCTGGAGGTCTGGGACTGCCGCTGGCCGGTGGCCAACGAAGATGGGGTCCATCTTTTTTGCGCCCAGAAACGCTCTGGAGGCCCCTACTGTAGCGTTCACGGGGCGATGGCATGGCAGGACAGGCCAAAGAAGAAACTGCGCCATAGAGGCTCCCCTCGACGTTCTGGCTAGAATCTGCTTTCTGGTGCTGGGTCTGGTCGAGGCGGGCATGTCACAAACAGCGTTGAGCTTCAAACAGCGAAAGCTGATTAAGCAGGGCCGTAAGCGCGAACAAGGCGCACGCGAGCCCAACGGACGCCTCTCACGATCAGCCAAGGCAAAAACCGATCCAGTGTACAGCTGGCTGGCTCCGAGCATCGTGGAAAAAATGAACAAGCACCCAATCGACATGCTTGCCGATCTGGGGGCGATCAGCGCCGACCAGCGGTCAGCCGCCTTCTCGTGGATTGCAGATCGCGCCGCGAGCGGTCTGCCCTATGTGGCGCCGCACGGCCTGAACCTGACAGGCGTTCGCGCCGCGTCCGAGGACTACAGCAGCGCCAGCAGCGCCCGGCGCTACAACGAGGTGAGCCACGTCCTGCGCAATCGCTGCGGCGTCTACGGTCACACGCTGGCTTACGAGGCGTGCATTGAGGGCAAGCGCAACAGCGTCATCGACGGCTACTTCATGCGGACGATGGGCAAGCCCGCCAAGGATGCCGCCCCAGCTCAGAAGGTGGCGTGGGAGCACCTGCGCATGGCATTCGAACAACTGGAGCAATACTACGCAGCCCAGACACGCCGGGGCGCGAAGACCGGCACCTGAGTTGACATCGGCGAAAGCCTCGATCAAAACGTCACTTATGCAGCGTGGCGTTTTGTGTTTGCTGCAAAGAATTTATGCGGGGCCTCCGAGAGGATGCCGGTCTCATAAACCGGCGATAGGTGGGATTGTCACCCATCCCCGCTCCCAGACTCGAGAGCGGTATCAGAGCCCCGAGCCAGTCACGCGGATGCGATGGACAGACTGGCCGGTAGGGAAGCGCCGTCCTCGTGCCTTTGGGCAGCTTGTTACCGCAGGGCGCAACCCTCCATGGAGGATGCATGCACCGATCATTGCGTCAGCCAATATTCACGCGCGAAACGCCCGAGGTTGAGGACGCGGTCATTGCGGCTCTCACGGCTGAGGTAGTTTGGCTCTGCAGGTCGGGCGAGCTGGATCAGCTCTACATGGTCTACCCCGACTTCATGTCGCGCACGGGCGCCCTTGAAGGTCTCTTCCGGCGAGATAGGTCAGAGGCTGTTGCCAAGAAATTTCCGGGCCGCACGGTCCACTTCGTCGCGGCCTGTCATGACCACGGCGCGTCGCTGGTGCTGCAGGTTATGGACAAGAACGGCAAGCCTACGCCCGCCGCTGACGCGCTGATCTCGATCCGCATGCGTGAGGGGCTGGCCCCTGATGGGCGCCCATTGCAAGACGACGACCTTGAAGGATAAGAACCAATTCGGCTGCTAGGGTTTGCTTCCTCTTTCCCAGAGCGCTGAAGACCGCCGCCTGCGAGTTGCTCCGTAGGCGGCGGTTCCATTTCAAACGAAAAAGGCGGGAGCCGAAGCCCCCGCCAGTCTCGCCTCCTGACGGAGAGAGGTGCGTCAGGCGGCTTGCTTCAGCTTCGCGAACTCCGTGGCCAGAGTGTGCAGCGCGCGGTTCAGATCGCGGTTGCCGTCGATGCCGTTCACCGGGCGCGTCGTGACGTGGCGGCGGACAACTTCACCGTCGCGCACCTGCATCTGGGAGCCGCTGAGACCACCACGGATCAGGTTCTCCTGAGCGCGGTTGTAGACGTTCCACAGCGTCGGCTCTACGTCCGCCGTGCGGCGAGCGCGGATCACTTGCTCGGCTTGCACAGGAGCGTTGGCGACATCCTCGAAGCGGTAGGCGAGGGCGGCGCGAGCGAAGACCTGTTGCTCATCACGGTTCAGCGCGATGGCGTTCAGCTCGTGAGCCTGCTCGACGGTGTTCTTCGCGGTCTCGATGACCGAGAAGGAACCCTCGATAACGCGGTCGATCACGTTGCCCTTGTGCGGGACTTTGATCGACTTCGACAGGTCGCCGAAGATCAGGCCGTTCGTGCAGATGAAGCGGAACGCACCCTCGAAGAGCTGGTAGCTGGACGTGCCGTCGTGCGAGTTGACGATGACAACTTCCGGCGAAACCTGCGAGGTTCCGACCAGCGCACTCTTCGCGTCCGAGTGACGGAGGCGGATCATGTGCTTCGTGAAGCCGCGCTTCTCGTCGTCGCGGGTTCCGCCTTGGCGAAGTTCGACGGCGCGAAAGCCGTTGTCGAGAAGTCCCGTGATCACGTCACCAGTGGGGATGTAGGTGTAGCGTTCCGAGCGGCTGGAGTGCTTGCCTTCGGCGAAGATGGCCGGGGCGATGTTGCGGATTTCGTCGAGCGCGAAACCTGCGTCCGTGCGGGCGGTGGCGATAGTCGCGCCACGACCGAAGCGGGTGATCTTGTTCGACAGGGGGGAAGAAAGGGTTTGCATTAGGGTCGCTCCTCTTTCTGACCGAACTGCTCGGCCAGTGACGATATATCTAGGTGATAGATTATCAGTCGTCAACTGGGTTTACCGAACTTTTTTCAGGATGTTTGAAATAATATGCGGCGGTAGCCGCCAGCGGGTTGATCCGGCTCGGCGCTGACAGCCAGCGGACAAGGTCAAAACCTTTGCCATCAGCATTCAGGCGGCGCATCTCCGTAGCGACGGCAAGCATGAAGTCGCGCGTCACAACGATTTTGGGAAATGCCGGGTCATTGCCCTGAGCGGCGATTTTTTCGAGTTGTTCAATGATGGTCATAGTGGTCTCCTCTGTTGAGGAAGAAACTGTGTCAGGAAGAAGTTAAAAAGCCGTGTAGTACCGGCGCTACCGAATGCCCCTTGTCAGGGCGTGAACAAGCATTCCGAGCGGCGGTATGCACAGCATGAAAGTCACGACTGACAAAAGCACGAACGAGCCAGATCGCCTGCCGGTCCTGTATGCATCAGCCGCCCGCGTTGCGAACGCGCCGCCGAGAAACCAGCAGACGATCAGCCATATGCCAAAGATGATGTTTCCGAGCGTCATGTCGACTTGTCCCTGATGCGATCCATGATGTCGGAGTTCTCCGAACTCCATCCGCGAAACCAGAACGGCGCAAGGTCGTTGGGCGTGTCGGAGACGAAAGGATTCTTGGGGATGTTGAGACCGCGCGCGCGAGCCTCACGGCCTTGTTGGTACGCCGCCTCTTGAGACGGGGTCGGAGCCTCGATCTTGTTTGACACTGTGCGTTTCCTCTTCGCAGTCTGGCAGCGGGTCTGCGCTCACCGCCAGTGTTTCCATTCGCGCCACACGGCAGCGCAGATCATCGTAGTCCCACGTCTTCGCCACCAGCACGCCAAGCGTCACGAGCAGCAGCACGAACGTCGCCGCCTCCCAGATGTTGACGTGGAGCTTCAAGGCGAGATCGCCTTGCGCACATCCTTCAGCAGTGTGTCGCCGTCATTGGTGAGAGCGTAGAGAGTGGTGTGGGCGCGCTTCGATCCGATCAGAGACGCGCGCACAAGGCGCGATGTGATGTTGTAGACAGAGCCCTCCGAGAAGCCCGTCTCCCTGATGATGGCAAGGCCGCTGGCTCGGTTCTTCAAGCGCTGGATGGTGGCCAGCACGATGAGCGCCGGAACTCCGATAGGCGTCTGCATGGTGTCTCCTCTTGAGGTGGGCGCCGCGCCCTTTCGAGCGCGGCACACTTTGGGTTAGGCGTCGAACTTCTGCGCGTCCTTGTAAGCGAAGGTGAGTTCGCCGCCATCGTTCGTCGCCGCAACCGCAAGGGCTCCGTGCTCGCCGTGGCCCGGCACGAAGACCGAGTAATTCGAGCCTTCTTTGGTCAGGCTGTTGATGAGCAGAGCCAGAGCAACCTCGCCATTCGCATTAGTCGTGTCGATAGTTGCGACGGTTGCGCCATCGGCTTTCAGGATGGCGACATTGACGCCAGACGTTTGCAGGAATGTCAGTTCGTATTGCATGTGTAGTTCCTCTTTGATGCTGCCAGAAATGGATCATACCCGCAGGCAGCGCCGGGCATGAAATTCTTCAGCGCACGAGACGCGCGCTACGCTTGCCGCCTTCATCGAGCGCCGACCAGCCGCCAGAGTTGGCCCAGTCAACATAAGCGCCCTCCGATCCCCAGCACTGCGGCGGGGCCTCGGCGATCAGCCAGTGAACCAGCTCCAGAAACCCAGCGCGTGACGACGTGCTGGCGCGCGTGACAGCGCCGCGCAGGTCGTTCTGCAGGACGCATTGCATGAACCCGCCCGGCTCGATGCCTGACATGATCCAGCGCGCAATGCCGCCGCGCAGGTGGCTCGGCACGGCAAACGCGGCCATGCTCGTCTCCAGTTCTTTCTCAGTCATGTCGTCTCTCCAGAAAGGCGCTCTTGCTCTCGCTTAAGGCGCTCGCGTTCCAATACTTCGCGAGCCTCCTCTGGCGTCAGTCCAAGGTCGCGAACTATGATGGCGATATCTCCGTACTCGTGAAAAAGGCTGCGCAACCACTGCGGCTGGCTATCAAACCACTGCAGGTAGTTGACGACCCGGCTCACTTGGTCTCCTCAAGTTTCCAGCTTTCAGTCAGCCGCTCGAACTTCACGCCGGGCGTGCCGTCCTTCTTCAGGAAGCGCACGATCTGCGATCCGATGGCCGGGTACTTATACCGCGCCGTGCTCTCTGGCAGCGTCACGCCGGGACGGTAGGTGATGACGACGCCGCGCTCGACGGTCTGGCCGAGGACGCGCGAGCCGTAGCGAGCGTATCTGTCAGTGAGCCGCATAACGATCTTGCCTTCCCATTCGTGGTCGACGCTGGCCGCGACCAGCGCGTCTTTGGCGTCCTCACGAGCACGGTAGTAAGCGCTCGACGCTTCGCCGATCCTATCCAGCCATGCGACGCGGATGCGCTCTTTGGCTTCGCTGATCTCTTCGTCGCGCTCACGCTCCAGCTTGCGCAAGGCGCTGTAAGCGGCACTCTCGGCCTTCTGTGTGGCCTGCACGGCAATTCTGGCGGCGGCGTCCATGTTCTCTGTGTACGTGGTCATCAGTTGCTCCAGTGATTGTAGTCGCGGTCCTCGCGGGCCTGAAATTCGGTGTCGCGGATGGCGTCTTCCAGATCGCCCGCTTCGATACCGTGCTTGTCGCAGGCTGCGTAGAAGGCGGCTGAGTTGATCTGCTTCACGCCCGGCTCTTCAAGGGCGGCGCTGATCCGGGTTTGAAGTTCGCGGTAGGTCATTTGGGCTTCCTCGTTGCTACCCAACCTATCTAGGCGTTAGGTTCTAATCCGTCAACTGGGGCGACAGATATTTCTGAAGTTTAAGTTTCAAAGGACTGAGGCAGCTTCGGGCCGCTTGTCCAATCATCAACATTGATGGAGCGCCTGTCCAAGTAATCAGCCAAAGCTGGACCCATGCCCAAAAACTCGCAGAACGTATTCCAGTCCTGCCACTCCAGCTTCCGCTCCACGCGCCAGAACTCCGAAGACAGAATCTGAAAGCCGGTAACGCCCTCTTGCAAGTGTTCGCGAACGAGCTTCTTGAAAGCCTTCTGGGCTACAAGTTGTTTTGCCGTGGTCATCAGCTTTCCTCCAGCGTTTTAGCGAATTTGCGGCGAACCTTCTTGCCGCCTCTGAACTTAGCGATCACGGTCTCGGCGTCCGACCAGCCGCTGTGCTCTAGCAGGCGGATCGCCAGCTCCGCAGGCTTCAGCTTGGCCAGTACGATTGCGTAGACCGTCGCGTCTCCCTCCTCATCTCCCGACGCCTTGAGCGCTTCGCTCAGAGCGGTCTCGCGATCTGTGAAGTAGCGATTGGTCTCGTGGTGACGGCTATGACAGTACAGGTTGAATATCGTGGTCATCACACGATCTCCATTCTGCCGGTGCGAGCGGCCTTGATGAACCAGCCCCGCGTAGTGACTGGCTGACGCTCGCATGTGTATTCAAACGCTGTGCAGGCGTGGTCGACGGCGAGCGCCTTGGTATCCCCAAAGCAGACATGCGTGATGACGCGCTTGCTCTGGCGGTGCTTGGCGGTGACGAGATACTCGTAGCGGACCATCAGTAATCTCCTCTCATGTCTTCAGCCACGTCACGCATGCGGGCCAGATATCCGGGGCTATGGATTTCGCGCCGGTCCAGATAGTTCTCCAGCTCGAAGCCGATGCCGGTCAGGTCGCAGTAGTCGCCCCAGCTGTTCGTGGCATCCATCGCCTCGTAGTCCCACTTCAGCGCCTGCAAGGCGTTGACGCTGTTCTCCTTCATCATGACCCGCAGGCGGGCCTTGAGGGCCTTCTGAGCGTGGAGGCGCGTGATGCGCTCTCCCTCCGCTCGCATGGCTTGCATCAGGTGGCTGGTCATCGTGTTGCTCCTCAGCCCAGATCGATGCTGGGCATGTCGACTTCGTCGAAAGCGCAGATCAGCGTGTCGAGATTGCTGCACTGTTCGTCGATCTCGCTGACGGCCTGCTCGGCGCGGCTTCCTTTGTCGCCGCTCTTCAGGTTGTCGTGCATGTTGTCGAAGTATTCCTGCTCCTCATCCCGAAGGGCTTCGAGCCGATCCTTGATGTCGGACAGGTTTCCCGTGGCGAGTTCCTTCACCTTCTCGTATTCGGCGATCAGGCTGTTGATGGCTTTGCGGCGTTGGTCGTTCATGGTGGCCTCCTCTTTGCTACCCAACCTATCTAGGCGTTATGTTCTAATCCGTCAACTGGGGCGACAGATATTTCTGATATTATTTTCCGAATTGCTGTCATGCAGGCGTGCAGGCCCTTGCAGGAGAACAGGTAGTCGTCGCCCTTTATTCGGCACACATCCCACTCCTGCGGGCAGCGATACTGGGCGGGCTGGCCCTTCGAGATGTACAGGCCGGTGATCCTGCCATCAGCCACAACCGCATAGCGCGACGCGGTGATCTTCTTCGTTGTCAGGCGCACGTTGTTAGTCCTCCCACCAGACGCCAGCGCCAACGTCCACGCCAGCACCGGCCAGAGCATCACGGGTCCGCACGGCCAGCGCATGAGCGTCGAGGTACGCGCCAGAGGCGACCTTCATGGTGGCCCCCGTGTTGCGGCTCAGGATCAGGACTGACACTTCGTTGTCCTTCTCGCGGACTAGGCGGACCGACAGCTTGTCGCGCTGCATGGTCACGGTTTCGGTTTTCATGGTGCTTCCTCTCAGGCGGTCTGTGCTTAGGGCTACGCGCCAACGAACACGTTCGATTTCTTGATGGTGGCCTTCCGACCGTCCTCACTGGTGACGACGTAGCTGGCCTGATTGACCTTGGTGACGACGCCGAAAACCGTGAAGCGGGTGTAGGCAGTGCTCCCCGTGGAGTAGCGAACCCGGTCGCCGACGCGGAACTTGTCCCCGTTCCGAGCCTTGATCGCCTTCACCTCGGTTACCATCGTTGCAAACTCTTTTTTGATCTGGGCGTTGAGCATTTCGCTCGCCACGTCCTGCCAGTAGATTTGCAGGGCAAGCAGGGCGGCGACTTCTTCGCGGAGTTTGCCCGACATCTGGGTCTCGATGTTGCCCCAGCCCCTGATGCAGGCGTGAAGCTCTTCCTCTTTTGCCTTGCGGGCAGCGTAGACCGCGTAGCTGGTCTGGGTGGCAATCTGGGGGGTCAGGGTCTGCGTCAGTTCGTTGGTCATCGCCGTCTTCCTCTTCGTGAGCCAACCTCACATGACGATAGATAGACGGCCGACATGCGCCCGTCAACTGGGGCGACAGAAAAAAGTTATGCACAGGGAGAACAGGTAATGAACGAGCTGCTCAGTGTCAGCATAATCGCCGGGGTCGTTCTGGTCGTCGGCGTCGGCGTCGGATGCCTGCTCTGGTATCTCAAGCCGGGCAAAGGGGAGTGACCCCATGCCAGTGTTCGGAAAGCTCGAAGCGCCATTCCTTGGCATCGGCAAGGCCCAGCTGAAGTTCAACAAGCGCTACGCCAAGACGGAAGCCAAAACCCGCATGGACATGCTGGAGCAGATCATCGGCCAGCTCAGGGCTGAATACCTCGAAGCCAAGCGCATCCGCACCAACCAGCTGATCGCCGAGGACGCAGCCAACGCCGCCGCGATCCGGCCCGCAATCCAGCCTGAGCCAGATACTGACTCCGGCCCCCTTGTGAGTCAGTTCTCCTGAGCTGGGACCATGTGGGATAGCGCGGGAATAATTCTCCTCACGGTTGCTTATCCACAGCCCGGCACACCAAGCAATTTCAATGCCCTAACCATAATTAGGAGAGGACATGACAACACGTCCGCAAGGTGGCGGTCGCCAGAAGGGCACTACGAACCGTGCGACCGTCGCTGGTCGCGATCTCGCGCTCGTCTGGGGGCCTGATGCCGTCCGTGGCCTAGCCACACTGGCGGGGCTTGTACGCAATCCTGACGGCACTCCTGCGCCCGGCGCTTCCCAGAGCGACAGCGTCAGGCTGGCCGCAATGATGGACCTCGCCAACCGCGCCTACGGCAAGCCACACCAGATCGCTGACCCCGCCGCTGCCAACGAACCTATGAGGGGCATGATGCTGCTCGCTGTGCTCGGCCCCAATGGCCAGATTGTCCCGTTCAATCCAGCCAAGCAGTTCAACGTCGAAATCGAGGGCGGCGCTGACGACTTCGACGACGTGATCGAGGGAACCGTCGATGCTTGAGCTGCCTAGCCCACAGGTAGTTATTCCTGAGTGGTCGACCGTCCTGTTCAATCCGAACCTGCGCCACTACGCCTTCCATGGTGGCCGGGGCGGCGGCAAGTCATGGGCGATTGCCCGCTTCCTGCTGTTCTCGGCTGCGAACCGAACGCTGCGCATTGGCTGCGGTCGTGAAATCCAGAAGAACCTCAGCGAGTCGGTCTACCAGCTCCTGCTCGACCAGATCATCGAGCTGGGCCTTCAGGACCGCTTCGAGGCGGTCAACGGGACCATCCGGGGCACCAAGAACGACAGCATCTTCACGTTCACCGGCCTGTGGCGAAACCCACAGGGCCTGAAGTCGATGGAGGGCTACGACTATTTCTGGGGTGAGGAAGCCAGCGCTTTCTCGAAAACCTCTTTGAAAGTGCTCATTCCGACCTTACGCAAACAGGGCTCCAAGTTCATCTGGTCGTGGAACCCTGAATACGAGCACGACGCCATCGAGCAGATGTTCCGAGGCCCCAAAGGCCCGCCGCCGCGCTCGGCTGTGGTCAAGGTGAAGTGGCAGGACAACTTCTGGTTTCCGAAGGTGCTGCGCGAGACGATGGAGGCCGACTTCGAGCGCGACTCGGCTCAGGCCGAGCACGTTTGGGGCGGCGAGTATGTTCAGGCGGTCGACGGTGCTTACTTCGCCAAAGACCTGCGGGTCTGCCGTGAACAGGGGCGGATGTCGTCGGTCGTCACCGATCCCGACTTCCAGCTGCGCTGCGCTTGGGACTTGGGCCACTCGGATGCGACCGCGATCTGGGTCTACCAGTTCTGCGGCGAGCGCATTCAGGTGATCGACTATTGCGAGGGCTCGGGCCAGCCGCCCGGCTACTACATGAACTGGCTGCGCTCAAACGGCTACGGATCGGCGCTCTGCGTCCTACCTCACGACGGGTCGAGTGTTCACCCAGACAATCCTATCGCCATGTCATATGAGCGGCAGTTGCAGGCCGCAGGCTTTTCAGTCAGGGTTGTCAGGAACCAAGGCAAGGGCGCCGCACAGCAACGCATCGACGCGCTGCGCAAGGTGTTCCCCCGCATCTGGTTCAATGCTGACGCCACTCTTGCAGGGGTGAAAGCCATTGGTTATTACCACGAGAAGATCGACGAGGACCGGAAGATCGGCCTTGGCCCAGACCACGACTGGTCATCACACGCGGCTGACGCTGCTGGCCTGATGGCCATCACGTATGAGCCGCCAAGGAAGATGATCGAGAAGGAACGCTCGCACGCACCGAGGAGCAAATGGGCGCTATGAAGAAGTCCAAGAAACGCGAGATCACTTTCGTCACCATCGGCGGCGAGGAAATCTCGATTAAGTCACCGAAGCTCGACGACTTCTGCCAGCCCAACGGCGACCTCGTGCTGCCGCTGAACTCCGAGAAAGCTCTCGTCATCAAGAACTGGCGCAACACTGTGCGTCAGGCGATCAACTGAGGAAGCAACATGACTGACCAACCCATCAAGGGCTACCGCACGCTGAGCGAGCGCGAGCTTGCGCTGATTAACTCGATCAAGACGAAGGCGAACGAAGTCGAGGAAATCGTCGACGAGCTGAAGGCTGGCGCTGCTGATGCACGCTGGGTCGCCATTGGTGCAACCAATCTGCAGCAGGGCTTCATGGCTCTGGTGCGCTCAGTGGCCAAGCCGACTGGGTTCTAGTCGCCAGAGTTGACGCGCCAGACCCCGTGTGCTTCGTTCCCGGCAGAGGAGCAACACATGGTCTATGACGAGCAAACGATGGGCGATGACGACATCCGGGCTGTGTTCCGCAACCGAGTCGCCAGCCTCTACAACATCGACAAGGACAGGGTCGACGCTGAGCTGCGCAAGGCTGACCAGCTGCCGCTGACCAATGACGACTGGGACAAGTTCCGGCGCGATCCGCCGCGCTTCTTCATCAACACCGACAGGCCGACAGCGCGCGCCATCTGGCTCTGCATCCAAGCGAGGCAGAAATGAAACCGTTACGTGAGGGCTCGACGCAGAGAGAGTACGCCGATTACGTTCGCCGTCTCGGCAAGCGCGTGGGTTTCCTTGAGTGGGTTATGGTGGCTCAGGGCTTCTTCGTTATCTCGCTCGTCCTGCTGGCTGAGCTTTTTCTCAGGTGAACTGGAGCCCGCATGAGTCACCTGATCCGTGTCGTCGCACCGCACTTCGTCGCCGGGCTGATGATGACAGGCGACGTATGCACTGAGGCAGCGCCGATCCTGAAGTGGGCGATTGGCAAGACCCGCGCAGACCTTCGGCAATACTTCACGAAGAAAGGCTGGCTTGCGATGGAGATCGGCTTCAACGCCGGGTACATAGCGGACGATCCATTTCTGAAGGACGGGCGATGAGGCACAAGCGAAGAGAGTCGAGCTTGCGCGGCACGCTGCAGGGGCTGATCGTCTATATGTGCGGCATCACGATCATCGCGGTCGTCGTCGCGGTCGGCATGGCATCATCAAGGTAAGGCAATGAGCGAAGAAGGCTTGAAGGTCGGCGTGGTGGTTCTTTACCTGCTCAATGGCGGGGAGATGTCGGTGCGCGCGGCGGACATTCGCGGCGTGTCGCGGCCCGCGCAGCGTCGCAACAGCTCGAACGAGCCGCACACACGCAACATGATGGAGGCGGCAATGCGCTCTCAGATGCTGGCATTGGAGGTGAGGCAGGCAGAGCAGCGGGTGCTGCCCGATCCGTATCGGCATGCAATGCGCCAGCGCGAGGATAACACACTACAGAATGTTCTTGGCGCTGGCCAAGCGGCCCAGAGCAACCAGCTTGCCGATGCGACGCTTTCTGCGATGAGCGCTCTCACCACAAGCGGCACTGGGATTAAGTATGCAGCAGGACCAGCGCCGCAGAACCGCTCCACTGGCGGCGTCGAGGTGTGGTTGACGTATTCGCCCAATTCGATCTCTGTCCGCAACACCTACGAAGAAGTCTCTGGATGGATGAGAAACAGCTGATGCTAGTTGCGAAGACGAACCTCGATACCAAGGTGCTTGCTGACGTGGTTCACGACGAGCTGGCGGGCACTGGCCTGCAGTTCGCCGTCATCGTGTGGCGACAGGGCTTCCTGCAGCGTGGCGATGATGTGGCCTATGGCACGCGGACGAAAGACGAGAGCGAGATGGCTGACGCGATGATGAAGGCCGTCGATCAGATCACCGGCGCCATGAAGAAGAAGCGCGAGGGCTGACGTGCCGACAACCGTGCCAACGACAGCGTCACTAGCAGGGGCTGGCAGCGCGGTGACGCTAGTGGGCGTTGACCTCGCAGCTGAGGAGCTGAGGAGCGCAACGACGATAACGCTTATAACGCCTGTAGGATCGAGCATGAGGGCGATGCGTCAGGTCGACCACGTCCACCTGCACGGCTACGTCAAGCAGGTGAAGCTCGCGCTCAAGCCTGAGTGTTCGCTGCAGGTCGAGCGGGCGGACTACGGATACCTGCTGGTGGCGCGCGGGAGAAATCTTCAGGACGGCACGCAGTATTCGGTCTCGCTGTCGAACCAGCTCCACCAGAACCGCGACAACGAGGCGTGGTCGATGAAGATGGCGCGCAATCTTCTGACGTGGCTGAGGATGCATGACCTCGCCGAACCACAAGAGGTGGTCGGAGCGTTTGAGTGGGAGTAG